ATGCGTAGGCGTGCGGGATTCTATACTAAAGATGATTACGGTAACATTATAGAATTAGGTTATAAGTCGGAAATTATAGGTGTTACTTTGAAAGATAATCCTGATGTAGTACGTGGTAAGAAAGCTAATCTTATTATGTTTGAAGAGGGTGGTTCTTTCTCTGAATTAGGAGCAGCATGGCAAATTGCTAGGCCTTCTGTAGAGGTAGACGGTATAGCATTTGGTACTATGATAGTATGGGGTACTGGTGGTGATGAAGGTTCTGCATTTGAAACCATGAAGGATATGTTCTATAATCCTGATGGATACAACTGTTTAGGATTTGACAACATATGGGATGAGTCTGCTACTACTAATAAATGTGGTTTCTTTGTACCCCAATATACTAACTTAGATATACGTGATGAGAAGGGTAAACGTATATATATGGATGAAGACGGTAATACATACCGTAAGAAGTCTTTAGAGTATATATTAGCAGAAAGACAAGTAGTAATAACTAATGCTACTAATAATGCAGCAGTTGATAGATATGTTGCAGAAAGACCTATTACTCCAGCAGAAGCTATGCTAGAGTTTAATGGTAACATATTTCCTAAGAAGGAATTACAGGAGTAGTTATCATTACTCAGAACTAATAAAAAATTATAGAATCATAAGTAGGTAGGTGATCTAGTATGGCAACCTGACGGTAGCCTTAAATGGGTTATTAAGAAGACAGGAGATATAACACATTATCCATTAAGAACTAAAAGGGATGAAGTTACTGGGGCGTTAGTAGGAGATGATCCTACTGGTTCTATAGTAATATGGGAGCATCCTAATAAGGATGCTAGTGCTGGTTTGTATATTGCAGGTATAGACTCATATGATTATGACGAATCGAGTACTACATCATTGGGTTCTTGTTTTATATATAAGAGAGTATAGTCTATAGAACAGTATTCAGATATAATAGTAGCAGAGTATACAGGTAGACCTAAATCAGCAGAAGACTTTTATGAAAATGTACGTAAATTGCTTATATACTATAATGCTAGAGCAATGTATGAGAATCAAAATAAAGGTATATTTGTTTACTTTACTAATAAGCATTGTGACTACTTACTTGCTGATCAACCAGATATAATTAATGATATAGTAAGTAATTCTAAAGTAAATAGAAAAAAGGGTTGCCATATGAATAAATAGATTAAGCAGTGGGGATGGGGACTAATAAAAGACTGGCTTAATGATATTAATGCGGATGGCAAGAAGAACTTATACAATATAATGTCGGAACCGCTATTAGAGGAACTTATAGCTGCAAATGATGTAGTTAACGTAGATCGTGTAATGGCGTTGACCCAAGTAATGATATATAGAGAATAGCTATATAATGTTAAAGTAAAAGAGATTAAAAAAGAGAATAGAAATAGGGTGCTGTTTGAAGGCCCTATATTCACTCAAGAATGGTTTCGTGACGACGAAGCTATAGATAATATCGAAGCATATATGTTTTAATTATGAATAATATTAATCAAATGCCAATATAGAAACTTCCTATGTCTAAGAAGACAAAAGACTGGCAAGAAAGTTGTATAGACTATGTTATAGGTCGTAGTTTAGGAGGTTCTAGAAATGGCAATAACAGAACTCGCAGAGAGGAGATGCAAACATACTATGATCTCTATAATAGTATATACAATGAAAAAGATCTAAAGTATGTTACTAATCCTTTTAAACAGCAGGACGGCTTTCCTGCAATGGCTTAGGATTATAATATAATTAAGCCTAAGATAGATTTACTGTTGGGAGAAGAAACCAAAAGACCATTCAATTTTAAAGTAGTACGTACAAGCGATATAGCTGCTAGTGAAATGCAGGACAAAGCTAAATAGCTTTTAATAGATTATATTCAAGCTACTATAATGAGTAAATTAGGTCCTGAAGAACAAGCTAGATACTAGGAAGCTTTGCAAAATGGTGAAATAATGACTCCTTAGTAGATACAAAAATACATGAGTAAAGACTATAAAGATATCGCAGAAATAACTGCATACCACAGTCTTAATTACTTAAAGAATAAGTTAAATATTACTCATGAATTCTTTAAAGGTTGGAAGGATGCTTTAGTTGGTGGTGAAGAGATATACTATGTAGGTATACTAAATGGAGAACCGTGCCTCGAACGTGTTAATCCTATCTACTTTGATTATGATACTGAAACGTCTGACTTAGAATTCATTCATGACGCAGAATGGTGCTGTTATGAAATGAATATGTCTGTAACTGAACTATATGATAGATTATACGATAAGATGTCTGAGAAACAGCTAAATTAGTTGTTAGATATGATGGATCAAGCTTCTAAAGGGGGTATAAATCCTGAAGTAAGAAAGACGTCTTTAGATTATACTCATATTAAGACTCATATTATTAACGGGTTCAGCAGTAATCCATTTGATAGTACTAATAGTGTGAAAGTATGGCATTGTTGCTGGAAATCATTTAAGAAAATAGGTTTTGTTACCATAATTGATCCTGAATTAGGCGAGCCTAAAGAATATCAAGTAGATGAGAGCTATAAAGAGACAGGGATGGAACTCAATGTAGAATGGAAATGGATTACTGAAGTATGGGAAGGATATAGAGCTGGTGAAGACTTATATATAGGAATACAACCATTAGAATATCAATATACTTCATCTGATAATCCTAACTCTCAGAGATTGCCTTATACTGGAGTAGTATATAATAATACAAACAGTAGACCTCGTAGTTTAGTAAGTATGATGAAACCATTACAGTATATGTATATTGTACTATGGTATAGACTTGAGCTTGCTATGGCTAGAGATAAAGGTAAAGTAGTAAATATGGACATTACTTAGATACCAAAATCTATGAATATAGATGTATCTAAATGGATGCATTACTTATCTGCTCTTGGAGTAAACTTTATTAATCCGTATGAAGAAGGATGGGACATACCTGGTAGAGAAGGAGGTAAACCTAGCTAGTTTAACTAGATTACAGCTCTTGATCTTACTATGGCTAATACTATAGATCAGTATATTAATCTTATGGATAAGATTGAAAGTATGCTGTCTGAGATATCTGGAGTTAGTAAACAAAGAGAAGGGTCTATTTCGTCTAATGAATTAGTAGGTAATGTAGAACGTTCTGTAGTACAATCAGCTCATATTACTGAACCTTGGTTCTGGACACACAATTAGGTAAAGAGAGAATGCTTAACTATGTTGCTTAATACTGCTAGATGGGCTTGGAAGGATGGTAGTAAAACGCATCTACAATATATATTAGATGATGCTACTAGAGCATTCTTAACACTATCAGATGATATGCTTTATGAGGATTTTGATATCTTTATAGAAGATACTACTAAGAATCAACAGTATATAGAAACACTTAAGCAGTTAATGCAACCCGCTATGCAGAACGGAGCTAGCTTACTCGATATAGCTGAAATCATTACTATGGATAATGTTAGTATGATTAAGTCTAGATTAGAGGAGATTGAGCAGAAACGTATGGAACAGCAACAGGCTATGGAGTAGGCTCAAGCAGAACGCGAACAGCAAGCTATTCAAATGCAAAATGAGATTAAGGAAGAGGAGCTTATGATTAAAGAAGCAGAAATGGATCTTGAGAAATATAAGATAGATCAAGATAATGCTACTAAGATTACTGTAGCTCAACTTAATGCTTACAGAGGTACTGAGAATATGGATTAGAATGAGAATGGTGTACCTGATGTCATGGAAATAGCCCAGCAAGCTTTAGCTGAACGTAAGCAAGCATCTGATGAAGCTTCTAAACAATTTGAATTCAATGCTAAGATTAGAGAGCAAAAGATGAAGAAAGAGATAGAAGATAAGAAGAATCAGCTTGAAAGAGAAAGAATGGATCATGAAATGAAGTTGCAAGCAGCTAAAGATAAAGCGGCACTTGAAAGAGAGAAACTTAAAGCTAAAACTGCAATCAAGAATAAAGTAACAGGAGAGAAATAATTATGAATTGGTTTAAAGAAACATGGTGGATAGTTAAACAACTATTTACTAAAGTAAAAGCAGATAAAGTAGAGTATAAACACATGGATCACTATCCATTTAGTGGTTATTCTGCAATGAGCTGGTGTGGTTACTTGTTAAGTAGAAAACCTGAATCTCAGATTAAACCTACTACTTGGAATCACGAAAATATTCATCTTTATGAAGCTAAAGATAAGAAGAGATGGATAAGTTATTATTGGTCTTATGTGTGGGAATGGATTAAAGGTAACCCAATTATATACCCTGCATCTAGTGCTTACTATACTATTCCTTATGAGATGGAAGCTTATGCTAATGACGATAACTTTGATTATCTGAAAACACGTAAGCCTGAAGATCTTGATAAATATAAGATTAAGGATAGAAAAAAGACTTATAAGGCCAATAAGAAAAATTGGAGACAATATCTTAAAACAATTAAATAATAGGAGGAATTAATTATGGCATGTGGAGGTAAGAAGTCTGGTAGCTCTAAGAAGGGTAAAGGCGGAAAGAAATGATTGAAAGATTATGGATAGACAAGCATTTAAATAGAGAATGCAAAACCTAAAGTCTTACCGGGAAAATAATCCCGGTAAAGGCTATATTGAAACCTGATAGTAAAGTAGGATTGAAACAAATAAAGGATTTGATTTTTAATTCTGATAACGATAATATGAAAAACTATTTAATACTTATAAAAGTAAAAGGTAGTTTGTGAAAGATTTTAATTCAGTTCCAATTACTAGTAATGGGAATAATAAAACATTAGTATGATAGTAGATCCGATAACAGTTGAAATAAAATTATAGACCTATATTAGAGCTGCCAAGAAGCAGCAATAGTACGTCGAAACATTCACTCCAGTATATTGTACCGATACTATATTCAATTATTACGATGGTAGCTATACGGGGTTAGATTAGTCATGTTATTCTACTTTCGATCCTAGGACAGATCCACTATATGCTAAAAATCTCACTAGAGAGGAATTAGATGCACTAACTAATTAGAAATATTTCAATGAAGAAGAATTGAGATATTACTTTGATCTATTAGTATCTAGATACTGTCTAACTGATAAGGAATACAATATAGAAGAAAGTGAATCAGAAGAGGACATTGATGAAGCTATCGATGAACTCAAACATGAAATAAATGAACTTAAAGAAATACAATAAATCTAATTATATATAATTATGGATAATGTAACATTGAACGGTTTTGAGGTATTTGAGGATCTCATGCCAGGAGCAAGTGTAAAGAATAAACCTATTACTCCTCCTACTAATGAGGAAGAGGAAGAAACAAAAATTGATCTTGAAGGAGTAGGAGAAGAACTCAGTGAAGAAGAATTAAATAATATTCGTAAGAATACTAAAACTGAACCTGAGGAAGAGGAAGAACCTAAGGAAGAAGATAAAGAAGTAAAATCTAAACCTAAGGCTAAACCTAAGACTACTACAAAAGAAGAAACAGAAGAACCTGAAGTTGAGGAAGAAGAACCAGAAGAGTCTACTGATGAAACTACCATAGTAACAGGTTTCTTTGATTCTTTGTCTGAAAAGTTAGGTTGGGATGACATTGAGGATGATGATAAACCCAAGACCGTTGAAGATCTTATTGATTACTTTAACGATGTAATTGAAGAAAACTCAGTACCACAATACGCTAGTGAAGAAGTTGAGCAACTTGATAAGTTTGTTAAGAATGGTGGTAATTTGAGAGATTATTTCTCAATTGACAATGAAATTGATCTTGATGATATTGATCTTGAAGATGAAAGTAATCAGAAGTTGGTATTAAAAGAATTCCTTAAAGAAAAGGGTTTTAATGCTAAATAGATTGAAAAGAAACTTACTAAATACGAGGAAGCTGGTATTCTTGAAGATGAGTCTCAAGATGCTGCTGAAGCTCTTAAGGACATAAGAGAGAATAAGAAACAACAGCTATTGAAAGACCAAGAAAATGCCGCTAAGCTCGCAGCCCAACGTCAACAGGAGTACTTTGATACCGTTGTCAACGAAGTAAAGGGCATGGATAATATCCGCGGTGTTAAAATTCCAGAAAAGGATAAACAAATACTGTTGGAATATATATTCAAGCCTACCTCTGATGGTATGACTAAATTCCAAAAGGATTGGTCTAAGAGCGTAAAAAATTTAATTGAGTCTGCCTACTTTACTATGAAAGGAGATACGCTTGTAAAAGCTGCTGAAGTAAAAGGTCAAAATGCTGCTATTAACAAGTTCAAAAATAGCCTTAATAGGGCAGGAGTAAGTAGAAAGACTAATAAACAGGATAACACTAGCACCGAGTCTATGTGGAATTCCTTCGCACGAAGATTGCGTGCTAATTAATAATAACTAAAAATTAATTTACTAGTATTTTATGGATAATAATATTCTGAATAATTTGGTACTGTATAAAGGTAAGTGGTTCAGTGATTTGATTGATACCGCTAAGATTTCTGCAGCATCACAATAGAATCCGTATCAGGTTGCTACTGTGTTGTCCTATGTATTCGGTACCAAAGATAATGGTTACAACACTTCTTTGGATATGCTTACTGGTGGTCTTGGTAACGTAATGACCATTGATCAACCGAGCTGGGAGTGGAATGTAATGATTGATGCCGATAGAGCAGTTACAATTAGAGATGCAAAATGGAATGGCGCAGCTATTACAGATGATTCAACTGCAGGTCTTGGCAATACACCTATCATGCTGTGGTTAGAAGATAACTGGTTTGGTCCTACTGCTATATTGGAATTTGATGATAAGGAATTCCAAGTACGTGTAGCAGGTGCTCCGTATCAGGACGGTAACTTGTGGGTATATACTTGTTTTGTAGCTGATGGTCAGCCTACTTCTTATATCCCTGCAGAACTCTTGAAACCGGGTTGCCAAGTATCTCGTCTGGCTTCTGCTGTTGAAGAGTACAGTGAAGAGGGCGATATCCTGAACTATAATACTCATTTCAAGATGCGTAATTATCTTACTACAATTCGTATTAATTATGATATTACTGGTTCGGCTTATTCTACGGTAATGGCAATTGCTTTGCAGGATCCTAAGACTGGTAAGAAGTCTTATTTGTGGGCTGATTATCAGGAATGGGTAGCTCTGCGTGAATGGTATAAGAGATGTGAACGTATGTTGGTTTACATGAAATCTAATGTAAACAAAGATGGTTCTTGTAATCTGAAGGGTACTAACGGTCGTCCAGTATTTATTGGTGCTGGTCTGTTGGAACAGATTGCTCCGTCTAATAGACGTTACTACACTCATCTTACTGCAGAACTGTTGGAAGACTTCCTGTTTGACCTGTCTTATAATGTACTTGGTACTAACGAACGTAAGTTTGTTGCATTAACTGGTGAAATGGGTATCCGTGAATTCGATAGAATTTTGAAGGAAAAGGTAGTTAACATGAGCCTGATTGATACTGTATTTGTAACTGGTTCTGGTGACAGCCTTACTTTTGGTGGTCAGTTCAAGACTTATAAGATGACTAATGGTATCGAGTTGACTCTGAAGTATTTCCCGCTGTATGACGATATTACTTACAATCGTAAGTTGCATCCGGTTACTTTGAAACCGCTGGAATCATATCGTATGACATTCCTGGATCTGGGTAGACGTGATGGTGAAGCTAATATCGTTAAGGTAGTTCGTAAGGATCGTGAATTCGTAACTTGGTCTACTGGTGGTGCAGTTCTTCCGTCTGGCTACGGTAAGTCTATTAATACTCTGAGATCTAATGGTAAGGACGGGTACACTGTGTTCTTCCTCGGGGAAATGGGTATAATGCTTAGGGATCCTAGAGCTTGTGGAGAATTAATATGTGACGCACAATAATTTAAAAAGTTAAACTAATTTAGGAACCTTATTGATTAACTTACGTTAGATAACATATCTAATAGTTTAAGATATGAAAAGTAACGAAGTATATAAAATAACAAATAAGTTAACTAATAAGGTTTATATTGGAATAACAAATCAAGGTTCTGGTGCGAGATATCGCCATCATTGGTATGAGTCTCGCATCGGCGAACCTTCTCCAATTCATCGTTCTATGGCGAAATATGGCGAAGAAAATTTTACATTAGAAATAATTGATTTTGCTGATACCTACGATGAATTAAAAGAAAAAGAGAAATACTGGATTAAATGGTATAATTCTACAGATAGGAGTATAGGGTATAACTTAACTGAAGGCGGAGACGGAACTTTTGGTAGAATGCATTCTGAAGAGACCAAAGAAAAAATCAGACAAAAAGCCTTAGGTCGTAAAGCGTCAGAAGATACTAAAAAGAAGATGTCTGAATCTAGAAAAGGTAAATGTTCTGATAAACAAAAGGAACACTTATCTAAATTGCAAGAGCAATGTAAAACTAAAGTTTATCAGTACTCTAAAACTGGAGAATTTATAGCAGAGTATGATTCTATTACAGAGGCTTGCGAAGCCAACGGTTTAAATAGAGATACTATTCGTAGACAATTAAAGAATCCTCCAAGAAATCCAAATGATCACAGAATAAAATTTCTCTGGAAAACTGTTAAAACAGAAAGATACTAACTGAACAATCTAATTAATAATTATGGAAGTAATCGTTAGAATAATTAAAACTAATCCCTGGACTGGTATTACTAAATGGCCTACATGTTTTGACTATGTAAGCTCTTACTGGACTAGATCTGGTAATTTATATACTGGTTTATCTGCAGAAGATGCAGCTAGATTAGAAAAAGAAATTGGTTATCCTGAGGGATAGTTATCTCCAAATAGTACATTTTGGGATACTTTTGCTATTAAGATAGGAAGAAAAGATGTAGTACTTGATACTAATAGACCTGAGGATGAATTAAAGTATCTATTCCTTAAGAATCATAAGAGAGTAGCAAACGGTTTAAATAATATCAAACCTGGTACAGATTATGTTATGATTAATAAGGATAGTGAAGCAGAAGAACAGAATAAGTTCAATAAAGTTAAGCGTGAAGCATATAGAGAGATGGATAAGATGTCTACTGAAGAAATGCGTAAGTGTTTACGTCTCTATGGTATGAAATCAGATTCTATGTCTAATGAGGTTGCTGAAGCTAAACTGTCAGAATTTATTGAAGCTGATCCTTCTAAGTTCTTGATGAAATGGGTAAATAATCCTAATAAAGAAATTAACTTCGTAATTGAAGAAGCTATTGCTAAAAACATTATTAGAAAGAATCGTGCTCAATATTACTTTGGTACTGATTTAATTGGTAATGGTCTTGAAGATGTAATTGCTTATCTTAAGGATAAGAAGAATCAAGAAATAAAATTGGCAATAATGTAGGAAATAAAATCTAAGTAATGACTAATAAAGATTCTCATATAATTTTCAAGGTAGTTCTGGATAAGAATGCAGAAGGTATTGCTTATGGTGGATGCCCAGCATTCTTAGATGAAGAAGTAGACTTATTTCTTAATCAAGCATAGTTAGAAATCTTAAGTAATAAGATTACTGGTAACAATGCATTAAGAGTAGGTTTGGAAGGTTCTGTATCTAACTTATCTGAAATAGAGAAGTTAATAGCTACAGATGTTAATCTTCATGCTGTACATACAGGCTACAATGAGTATGCATTAGAAGATGTTCATGATGAAGATAATAGAATGACTATACTTAGTGTATTACTTAAGTATGGACAATTCTAGACTAACTGCGTACTTACTAGTCATGAATTAGTAAAGCCTTTTAAGTAGACTTATAATAATATACCTTGGGTAGAGAATCCAGTAGCTACTTTAGAAAATGATAAACTCTTAGTATACGTAGATCCTGTTTTAATGCAGGATCCTATGTATGCTCCAAGAGTAGAAGATAATACAGAGTTCTATAGAGTAGATATTACTTATGTTAAGAAACCAACTAAGTTTGACTACACTAAACCTGAACAAGAATTAGATTTTCCTGAAGATGTCATGTATGAGATTATTAATAGAGCTGTAGTAATTGCTTTAGAGAATATAGAATCTCAAAGACAATCTTCTAAGTTTTAGTTAAACCAAGTATCTGAATAATTATGACAGAGAGGAGTTTTTAGATTAATGTAGAGAGGCAGCTGAATAATATCATACCTCATTATAATGAAACTATCAAGTTTCCTTCAGATACTTTGTTTCATTTTATAAATAAAGCTAAAGACGAGTATGTTAAATAGAACTTTAGAGTGTTCTAGAGGAATCAAGAGATTACTGATAACATACGTACTTTAGTAAATACTAAAGATTATACTACTTATAATTTTAGTAAGTTAGGTAACAAATGGGAAGCCAATTATCCTGAAGATTATATGTTTGCACTTGGTGAAAATGTATATATAAGTATAAAGGATAATAAATGCAATAACTTAATTACTCGCGAATCTGATGTAATAGAGGCTACAATAGAGACAGTAAGCTCTAGACTAAGTAATAGTCTATCAGATCATAAATTACGTTATAATCAAGCAAAACCTATTAGAGTATATACTGACAATAAAATTGTATTATATACCGATGGTAAATATGATATAAGTTCTTATGAGCTTACTTACTTAAGAAAGGCCAAGGATTTAGGTACTCTCTAGGATTTAACTAAAGAGTATACAGATTTACCAGAAAATACACATTAGGATATAGTCGATCTAGCAGTTCAAATGATAGTACAGACTATACCTAATACTAGTTCTAAGAAATCTTAGGACGAATAATTAAAGGCGCTTACGGCCGTGGAAATCTGAAATAATGAAAGTAGAAAGTAAGCGAATAGACTAAGCGCTAATGTCTAATTTAATTTTAATATTTTAATATGTTACAATCAGTACATTCCGTATTAATCGGAAAACAAGTTCCTGCTTCTTATACTACAGTAGACGCATTAGCTGTTGGTGATGTTGCTTTGTTCGATGAGAATAAGGCTCTTATTAAGACTGCTGCTGATGCAGTAAATGCTAACTCTCTGTATGTAGGTGTAGCAGGTGAAAAGATGAATGTTACTATGCCTGATGGTACAGTAGCACAGAAAGCTAATATTGATTTCTCTACTGAAATTCAGAAAGCTTCTAAACCGTCTGCAGTAATTGGCGAATATGTAGCTCCTGTTGAAGAAAAGATTGTGATCACTTTGACTAACGCTACTATCATTGCTGGTAATCGTTACGTTTTGCGTATTGTTTATAAGGATTTTGAAGTAAACAACTTCCAGTTTACTCATACTTATGAAGTATATGCTGAAACTACTACTGCTAAAGACTTAGTAGACGCTTTCTTGAAGAAGATTAACGCACACAAGAACCGTAGAGTACAGGCTTCTGCTTCTGCTGCAGTTCTGACTTTGACTGCTATGCCGAAGGATGATAACGAAGGCGTTTATTCTTTAAATGAATATAGCGTTGTATCTATGGAAGCTTCTCTGTATGAGACTATTCCTGGTGCATTGCTTGCTAATCAGCCTAAGGCAGTTGTAGGTGCTACGATTGTTAAGACTGCTGGTAATCCGGGTAAGGGTTATTGGAAGCAAGTACGTGATGCAGAAGTACGTAATATGGGTTATAAAGGTCACGTATTTACTGGTGCATATCCTATTGTTGAACAGGTTCGTAAAGTAGTAGAAGATGCAGAATATGACTATGCTATCATCGAAAACGATAACCTGTACTTGAGCAATGATAATCAGTACATCAAGACTACTCCGTTGACTACGGAAGTTTATTGTCCTAGTTTAGTTAATTCTATTGTAGATAAAGGTATTCAGTCATTTATTGCTGGTAAGACAATTGCCTAATCCACGTTAGAGAGATTGAATTTGGGATAAGATTCCTTTTACAAACTACAGAAGTGGAGTTGTGGAATATTCCACTCTCCACTTTTTTTATTGTTGATATATGGACAAATTAACAAATATACAAATAGATGGTGATAAACTAACCTTTAAAATAGAGACTGAAGTAGATCTTAGTAGCTATAGTAAGGAAGTTTATATAGATGAAGTATGGAATTTAAAGAACATACTTGAAGACAGTCCTATACATAACATTGGCTTTTCTGAGAATATTACAATTGATTCCGATAATAATGTAACTGTAACTAGTGATGATATTCTAGAGTTAGATTGGAATATGAAGTATGTTACATTAAGATGTTTTACGGATCAGGAAGAAATACATTTTCATGGCATATATTACAATCCTTCAATTGTGTATATGGCAGAAATTAGGAAATTACATACTCATTGTTCAACTTGTTTAGATGATTAGACTATGCAGAATATAATGTTAGTAGTCTTTAAGAGATAGCTGCTTGAGTATGCTTTAGCATCCGATTACTATCGCGATGCTTTACAATTATATGTAGATATCTGTAGATTACTTGAGATATCTATTAAACCAAAATGTGCAGCTAGTACTTGCTGTAACAATGCTATTCTTACTCAGAAAGGTGATTGTTTCAATACAGAAAACGATAAATGTCTTCACTTAGAGAAAGAGCGTAACTCTGCTACTTTATTTAGTGGTATTTGTTACTCTTGTTCTAATAATACTTGCAGTACAGGAAATTGCAGTAATGGTTATTGTAAATTATAAAATAGATAGATATGTTACAAAAATGTGATGGTGTAAAGATATTAGACTTAGAAGAGAAGCTTGAAGCTACAGGTAGTGAATACATTGTTACTGCAGAAAAAGATAATAACTACAAATTACCGCTTGAATCTGTAGCTGATATAGTTATAGGTAGTTCTAAGTTTAAAGCTGCAATTAAGGATGTATATGAATCAAGTACACCTACTGCGTCTGTATCTTTAGATAAAGATAAGTTCTTATTCTCATTTGGTATACCAGCAGGTAGAACAGGAGATGCAGGTAAGGACGGTAAAGATGGTAAAGACGGTAAAGACGGTAAGGATGGTATTGATGGTGTACCAGGTATAGACGGAGATACTACTAGAGTAGTAATAGCATACAAATCTACTAAAACTATACAAAGACCCGATACTCCTGTAGGAGGTAGCTGGGATTACGATACTAATACTATTACATATCCTGAAGGTTGGTCTGGTAGTGATAGTAACCCTAATGGTTATGTATGGATGTCTACTGCCACTTTCTCTAGTAAAGGAACTATTGTGGTTCCTTGGAGTACACCTGTACGTCTTACAGGAGCAGATGGACATGATGGTGCAGACGGTAGTAATATTGAGTTTGTATATAAACTCACTGTAACTAGTTTAGTTACTCCTACTAAACCTACAGGTAATAGTCAGACTGAAGCTATTAGACAAGGTTGGACTGATCATCCTACAGGCATCAGTGAATAGTATCAATGCGAATGGGTTTGTTCACATAACTTGCAAACTGATGGTACTTGGAGTGAGTGGAGTGATCCTACTATTTGGTCTAAATGGGGTGTAAATGGTAAAGATGGTGATGGAGTAGAATATATTTATCAACGTACTAAATTGCCTGCTTCTCCTGCAGAGATTACAGATAATAATCCAGATCAGGATGAATATATACCTCAATCAGCTCCTGGTGAACAACCTTGGACAGATGATCCTAAGGGAGTAACACAAGAATTCCAATACGAATGGGTTAGTCAAAGAAAGTATAAAGGTAACACACATAAATGGGGTAACTTTAGTTCTCCAGCATTATGGGCTAAATTCGGAGATAATGGTCAAGATGGTAATCATCTTAGAGTAATGTATACTAAGACATCTGGTAGTGATGTTAAACCTAGAGATCCAGATAGATTGAATATTAATCCTGGTAGTATCTGGGGTGTAGGTATGCCTACTGCTACTGGTAAAGAAGCTATATGGGGTATTCAAGCTCTTGTTACTTTTGACAACTAGTTAGTAATAGATGAAAATTTACCTGAGGATGAAAGAGGTTGGCAAGGTCCTTATTTAATTACAGGTGTACCTGGTCTTGATGGTAATAACTTCAATTATCAAGTAGAAGCATTTAAATAGAGCTAGACTCAACCTGAGAAGCCTACTAGTAATGACCCATATAATCCTGGTGATGGTTGGGTACTTACTCCTGATATGTCTACTGGTATATGGTGGAAATGTATAGCATTAGTTCAAGGTGAGACAGGTACGGTAATAGAATGGGGAGCTGTAGTAAAAGTAACAGGTCAAGGGGTTGTTATTAAAGGTACTTTAGATTCTACAGATGATCTTCCAACTAGTGGTAATGAAATAGGAGACGGTTGGGTTATTGATGGCTTCTTATGGGTATGGAATGGTAGTGACTGGATAAATGTAGGTAAGGTTCAAGGCATGGATGGTAACTACTATGAATACAGATTTGCTAGAAACAATAGTTGGAGTTCAGCTCCTTCGTTAGACCAAGATACTCGTTATCCTTCTGGTTGGAGTTCTTCAGCTCCTGCTTTAAGTGATGGTAAAGTCTTATGGGCTACTTTTGCTTATATCAATGGTAGTGATAATACTATGATAGAAGACTGGTGCGATCCATACTATATGACTGGTATGACTGGTGATAATGGTGGATCTGGTATTCCTGGAGTAGGTTATGAGGTTAGATACTGTAAAGGTACAGAAACTACTTATACTGGTACATATAATGACAGTATGAAATGGACTAGAGATATTACTAGTTTAGGTTGGTCTATGGATGTACCTGAGCTTACTAATGGAGATGAATATAACTATATATGGTTTACTCAAGCCAGAATAATAGATGACGAATTAGAGTCAGCATGGTCTAAACCTAATCCTATGGGTGGTATTATTACTCCTGATCCAGTAGGTAAATAGCCAATAGCTTATCCTATGGGTATATATAGTGTTAGTACTCCGTATATTAATGATGGTGAGAAAGCTCCATATGTATATGATACCAGTGATGGTAATTATTACTTCCTCAAGTCAGTTATGACTTGGATTGGTACACAATAGAATAATGTATCACCTGCTACAGATACATCTGGTGCATGGACTGTATTAGAGAATTATGAAGCAATATATACCGACTTACTTATTGCACCTAACTCATTAGTAGGAGGAGCTGTATTCAATAACAACTTAATGTTCTCACAAAGAGGTAAGAATGCTAGTGGTGGTGATAGTTCTGAATATCATTTGATTAATACTTCAGATCCTATGAACACTTCTAACTCATTTAGACCTAATTTCTTGTTAGACTTTGAGAATGGTGAAGCTTACTTTGGGGCAGGAGGCATACACTTAGCTGCTGATTCTAAGAATAGCTAGTTACAGTTAACCACATCTGATACTAAGCTTACGTTAGACGGTAGTGGATTAAGTATGATTAATAATACTAGTGGGCTGTCTACTGTAGGCACATATATAAAGAAAAATAATATATCCTAGCTTACAGGTGATTATTAGTTTAAACTAGATTCAACTGGTATGCATCTAGGTTAGGCTCAGTCTCCGTTTACTGAATGGTTCAGCGTAGATACTAGTGGTAACTTGAAATTAAATGATAGTATAACTATAGGAAATACAAGCGATGAGCATGCTATTATTAATAGTGGCAGCTTCTCATTAAAGAATAGCACTCTTGATAATATAGTTATTACTTATGATAATACTACTTCTTCAATAGTATTGAAGAATCCTACTGGCGTAGATTCATCTAGAGTAGAAATAAAAGCTTTAGATGACAATGCTGCTGATGCTATTTCTGTAACAGCTTATGATTCTTAGGGTAATAAGGCATATATATCTCCGTTAGGAGTGACTGTATCAGATGGTGTAAATACTCACATAGACATTATGAAAAGTATGATTACAGTAACTAATTCTAGTGGTACTTATATAGGATGGACTGGTACTAAAAACGGTTTACGTTTTGTAGGTGGTATTTGTGTTGGTGAAGCTTAATTGATTTACTATGGACAAAGCAAAAGAATATATAAACAGTAAAACAAACTCTATACTTAAAACTAATATACTTAGGAATAATAGAGATGTTGTAGCAACCATAGTATACAATGAGTTAACAGATTTATTGGAGTTTAGTAACACATCTAGTGTTACTACTCCTATAGATTCTGAAATACTAAAAAGATATTTACATTAGGTTAAACCGTAGTTATATAGTGGTATACCTATGAAACTCAAACCGTATTGTATTAAGTGTGGTTGTGGTAATGGATACTTTAGAGGATTATATGATCCTTATATATTAGCATTGTTGACAGAGGATGCAGATCCTTGGTTATGGGAAGATAACGGTGTAGTACTGTTAGAATAGTAGAAAGAAAATAATTTGATTGACAATGATAGCAAGAATTAAAGGTTTAAAAATTAGTCAAGCTTCAGAACGTACTGCTGTCACAGGATAGGAGATGATTCCATTCCAAGACGGTGAAAGAAATGGTAAGATCCGAATGATAGAGTTTAAAGATATGACTATGTATATCTTTGATCCTACTATCGTTGATGGTAAAGTAAGTCAAGAAGATTATGACGCATTAAAGCAAGCTATAGAAGAAGGTAAGCTTATCTATACTATTAACTCTAATAGAAATGGATTAGACTTAGCAACTGAAGTAGCTATAGTTGGTGGTACTATATACATTGAATCTCCTGACTTTATTAAAGAAGAAGGTACAGATAATATATCTCAAGTAGTATTTGATACTATTACTGTAGATGGTTCATTAAACTATAGTAAAGAACAATACACTACTACAGTAATTAAGACTACTGGAGATGGCACTAAAGTACTCACAGATAATGGTCAGTATGTATATATAGGTAACTTAGCATTAACTAACATTAAGCTTAAAGATGGTACTAATACATCTACTTATGACTTAGTAACTAATGGCATCACTTTCAGACAAAATAGTACTCCTTGTGTATCATGGAATACTATTAAGAGTGGTAACAATATCTATATGGATATACGTATAGCTAATGCTACTGCCTCTATGGATGGTCTCATGAGTAAGGAAGATTATGTAGAACTTAATACTACTATTCCTGGATAGATTGAAGATCTAAAGGAAGCAGACTCCAATCTAAATAATAGAATAGACGATCTTGATGATAAGATTGATAAAGAGATTGCAGATAGAGAAGCTGAGATAGATAGAATTGAGAACAAGTTTGATGGAGTTACTGATGAGCTAGAAGCTGCTTTACAGAAAGAAATTGAAGATAGGAAAGCAGGCGATACTACTATTACTAATAGTTTAAATGCTTTTATTAGTATTAAAGGTCAACCTGGTGGTTTAGCTGAATTAGACTCAACTGGTAAAGTTCCTGCAGCTCAATTACCGTCTTATGTAGATGATGTATTAGAGTTCTCTACTAAAGCTTAGTTCCCCCAGACTGGTGAAACTGGTAAAATATATGTAGCTAAAGATACTAACTTAACATATAGATGGACTGGTACTCAATACTTAGAGATTAGTCAGAGTTTAGCATTAGGTGAAACTCCTAGTACTGCATATCCTGGAGATAAAGGTAAAGCTAATAGAGATGCTTTAAATAGTATGCCTACTAAGATTACTTCATATCTTACTCCTACTACTAGTACTGGTGAATTAGTTAAGATTAACTATAAGTATGCAGCTAAAGATGGTTTAAATTATGGTCCATTACAGGATGATAATATAGATATACCATCAGCTACAACTACTAATGCAGGTGCTATGTCTGCAATAGATAAAGGCAGATTAGATGACTTATATAATGAATTTGGTAGTATACAGAATCCTGGTGATAAGCTTGATTCACTACCTAATAACTTAGTTACTGGTTTAGATGCAACGTCTAGAAATGCAAATACTGTAACTATTAACTATAAGCAATCTGATTTATCTGCAGCTAGTAATTCATATGCGAATCCTATTACTAAGTCATAGACTATACCTGCTGCTACACAATCTGCAGCTGGTGTAATGACTGCTACTGATAAATAGAACCTAGATGTCAATATACCTAATAGAATTACTAATCTAGATAACAGAGTAACTACTGAAGTAAACAGACTAGAAGAGCTTATTGAGAGTAGTTCATCTGAGATTACTAACGATCTGAATGTAGAGATTCAAGCTAGAAAGGATGGTGATGCTCAGTTACAGACTAATATTAACAATCTGTAGTCTACTATGAATACAGAATTAGCTAAGAAAGTTGGTAAAGTAACTGTGGCTGGTTCTGGTAACGCTGTTACTACTGCATCCATTAGTGGTGATACTCTTACTCTAACTAAAGGAGCTACATATAATAACTATGTACATCCTGCTGGTTCTGCACCTAGTAAAGCATCTGGATTCTATAAGTTCTCTACTGATTCTACTAGTCATGTAGCTAGTGTTACTGCTGTAACTAAAGCTGATATAACTGCATTAGGTATACCTGCATAGAATACTAATACTACTTATACATTTGCTAATGGTTCTGCTGGTAATTTTACAGTAACTCCATCCGGAGGTAGTGCATAGACTGTAAGCGTTGGTAAGCCAGCTAATGCTGGCAATGCTGACACAGTTGGTGGTATCAGTCCATCTGCTTTTGTAAAGAAAGCCGGTGATATTATGACTGGAGCATTGACGATAAATCAAACTTCATCAGTAGCTCCCTTAACTTTGCATGGAACTGATGTTTCTAGTTATGTTTAGTTTATTAATAGTGGAGCACAAACTGCAGAAGTAGGGTACACAAATTCATTAGGAGCATATTTATACAATGATAAACTGACAACTCATCCATGTATATCATTAGGTAGAGTGGATAGTTTAGATGAAGGAGCAACTTTCTATTATGGAGGTACTCATTATAAATTACTTCATAAAGGTAATTATGCTAATGAGTTAGATAAAAGATACTCCCCATATACTGCATATAATTACGATAAGGGTTGTTTAGTAAAACTAAGAATACCATCTAATGGTAACACAATGGTAACAGTAAGAATTTTTGGTAATTCTTATGATAGTAAACCTCCATTTGATACAGTAATATAGTTTTATAACTATGACGATAATAATGAGATTTTACAACCTACTGGAGTAAACAACGGAACTAGCTTTGGTGATATAAAAGCATTTATACATCAAGGGTATGTTCATTTGTGGTTTAAATAGACAAGAACATATTAGACATTCCATGTTCATGCGTATACCAGTGCTTCAAAAGATAATCTAGTTCAAAGTATAACTAATGCTGCTATGCCTACTTCTGGAGTGGCTAGAGCAGTAACTATAACTCCTAAATAGGCTATATATGCTGGAGATGATATTATTGCAGCAGCTGGTAGTGTAAACATAGAGAACACAAATGAAATAAATTCATACTCTGGTCATCTATATTTAAACCATAGAAATATGGATGGAACCAAAAATATTATAATGTGTGGTAATGGCGGAGGCGTTGTAATAGGTGGTACTACTACACCATCTCAAAAACTACATGTGTTAGGTGGTATTTCATCTACTGAAAAAATATACGCAGCCGGTGGTTTCTTCAAAGAATCTGATGCTAGATTAAAATCAGATATTAAACCTTTAGACTATACTTTAGACTAGATATGTTCTATACCTACTGTATCATTTATAATGAATGATTAGAAGCAAATAGGTACTATAGCATAGAACTTAGAGGAATTGGGTTTTGAGGATATAGTAACTGAAGGTGATACTCTTAAATCTGAAGTAAAGAATCCTGAACAGTTTGAATCATTCACTAAAGATGGTGAAGAGTATGTTAAGGTTAAGAAGGTAGAGTATGAGATGTTAGGTGTATTAGCTATTGAAGGAGTTAAGATGCTTAAGGATGAGATTGAAAAGCTTAAAGCTGAAATAGAAACTTTAAAGAATAAGCAGCATGAGTAATGAAATAGCAACATATTCTATGATATTAAGTAAGCTTAGTCTAGGTAAGAGTGGGACAGAATGTCCTACTAAGACCTAGATTTTAGCTATTAATTCATTGATAGTCATTGAGAATGCTTCTACTTATGGAGCTAATGAATGTGTAAAGATAGATGATATACGTAAGAAGGTAGAGACCTGGAATTACTATTTGACAGTATCTCCTACTAGTATGTCATTCGGAGCTGGTGGTGGTAGTAAGTCTTTCACTGTTAGTTCTTATAAAAGAAAAGTACTAGATGGAGTAGAATAGAGTGGTGATACTAGTGTGTCATTGAAATCTACAGTTATATCTGGTAGTGGGTTCTCTTTAAGTGGAACTACAGTAAGTGCTTCTGCTAATGAGATTACTGCAGACAGAACAGGTACAGTTACTATAACCTAGAATGAATCTAATAAGACAGCTACTATTAGTTTGTCACAAAGTGGAGATGATATTAGCTCATATGGGGAATGGACTATATCTGTATCAGCTAGTCCGACTAGTGTATCTAGTAGTGGAGGTACTTCTACTATTACAGCTAGTGCTAAGAGAACTATATATTGGGAGAGTGGTGATGTTACTGAAGAAACAGGCAATCCTACGTTGTCTACTAACTTAGGTAGTCTTAGTAGTACTGCTTCACCTAGTACTTTAACATTAGGAGAGAATACATCTACATCTAGTAGAACTGCAACTATTAAAGCAACTCACGGTGGTAAGTCAGCTACTTGCACAGTTACACAAAGTGGTTCTACGCCTTCTACTACTTATACCTTCTCTGTTAGTCCGTATAAGGTTAGCGTAGATTCTAGTGGTGGTTCAGGTAGTGTAACTATTACTTCATATAAGACAGTAGGTAGTAGTACTTATGATGTAGATTATAGTATAGATAGTAGTACATTACCTTCATGGGCTTCATTCAATAAGAGTACTTCTACGTTTACTATACAATCAACTACTAGTACTACTGGTAGAACAGCAAAAGTATATTTTGATTAGGATGAATCTGGTAAACGAGATTATGCCGAATTAACTCAAACAGGGTATACTCCACCTGCAGACAATTATGTATTTACTTGGGAAGATGGTAGTACTTCAGATACTAGTGCAAGCTTCCCGTGGGATTTCTCTGCTAATGGAACTGCTGCTAATATACCAGTAGTATCTACTAAGAATGGTAGTAGTCAATCTTGGAGTGTGTCTAGTAAGCCTAGTTGGATAACTACTTCTACTACTAGTAGTAAAGTTACTATCAGTGCATCCGATAATAGTGGATCTGCAAGAAGTGGAAAAGTAGTATTAACTCAGAGTGGTTCTGGTAATACATTAACTGTTAATGTTAGTCAAGATGCTAAGCCTGCTGAAAATGTATATGTATTTACAATAACACCAAATACATATGATGCTCCATATAGTAGTGCCTCTTTCATACCAAGAACAGTATCTACTAAGAATGGTAGTAATATAGGCTATAGTTTAACTTCTGGTGGTACTGATTGGGTAGTTGTATCTACAACTGGAAAAATAACTGTAGAGATATTGAAAAACACTACTTCTAATACTAGAAGTACTACTCTAGTATTTACATAGAATGAATCTGGTAAGACTCAATCTATAAAGATAACTCAAAGCGGTCATACTCCTACATATACGTTTAACGTAACTCCGACGAATTTAAGCGTAACTGCAGCAGAAACGAACGAGACGCTTACAGTGAATTCTTATAAGACTGTACTTAAAAGCGACGGTAGTGAAACTACAGAATCTCTAAACTACGAATTCTCGTCAAACGCAAGTTGGGTTAATGCTGCAAGAACTACAACCAACACTACATATATAACTGTAGCATAGAACTTAACAACTAACTAGAGAAGTGCTAAGATTACTTTAACTCAAGCAGAGAGTGGTGCTCAAGTATTTACAAATGTTATCCAAGCAGGGCAATAGGTAGTTGACAATAAGCTTACTTTAACTAGTATTACTTATAGTAATAGTATTGGTTACTTATTCCCTCCTGGTTAGACGCCAGTAGAAGGTGAAACTGTATATTTAGGTTTTATAATACCTAACACATTCACATGGAAAACTTCTAATGGTTTAGTTATTAATAGAGGAACTATTTATGCTGGGAATATAGGGAATATATATGTACGTGAGAATGATAGGTATAAGTTAGTTAAATCGTTCTTGTTACAAACAGGATATCAAACTATTAGTTTCTAATGAATCCGTACTTAGCACATATGACAGATAGAGAATTGTTGGAGCAGATATATCTTCTGCTCCTTCAAATCAACGTGAAGGTAAGTGAGATAGATAATGATACTAAACAATTTGGTATGAACGTAGCAGCCAATCTAGTTGGTGATGCCCTAATGATGAATAACAATGATGCCGAGAGAAGAAATAATTAAACAGCTTAAACCTTACTTTGATGTAAAAGAGTTAGTATGTAATCACATATATAGTAGGTTTGGAGAACAATCATGGATGTTCTTAAGTACTTAGTTACTACATGTGTTACTGTGTCTACGTACTGATATTTTACGAATGCCAATGCATATCAATATTGGTAATATGCATCAAAGAGGTATGCGTTGTAATATGTGTCCTTTAGTAAAAGGTAAGAAGAGCGTATATGTATCTGCACATGTAACAGGTAATGCTATTGACTTTACTTGTGATGATAAGACTGCAGAAGAAGTAAGAGAGATAATAAAGGCTAAACCTTTGTTATTACCATGTAAAGTACGTTTAGAGGAAGATGTTACCTGGGTTCATATTGATGTATATGATGATGGAACAGAAGATAAAATAACAACATTTAAAGCATAATATATGTTACAGAGAGAGATAGTTAGATTTAGAGCATCAGATACGTAGCCTAATCCTCTAGAAGTAGATTATTGGATTGACGTTACCTCTAATTACTATGGTGGTTGTATTAGGTATTATCGTAATGATACTAATACATGGGAGATGCTTGATTTGAATGATAAACAAGTAGATGCTATCATTGATTATATTAATAGAGCTCTTGATTAGATAGAACAGTTTATTAATGATTCTATAACTGAAATCAGAAATGAATTAGCTGAGTTTAAAGATGAACTGAAAGAGGAAGTTAATAAACTGTGGTAGTATATTAATCAGAAAGTAGAAGAGTTAACTGCTCAGATTAACAATATTAGAAATGAGATTAATAATATCAAAGGTGATATTAATAATATCAAGTAGGATATTACAGATATCAATAACAACATTGATGATATAAATCAAGATATTACTAATATAAATTCTAATATTGAAGAGATACGTCAAGATATAACTAATATAGTAGGTAGTGATTTAAGTTCTATTCAACAGAAGATTACTGAATTAACTCAGAATATTCAAGAGTTAGATAGTAAGATTGACCAATAGATTAGTGATTTAAGAAGCTATGTAAATAGTGAGATTATTAAAGCTAAGAATGAACTTAAGACTTACGTAGATGGTAAAGTTACTGATCTTACTGAGTTAATTAATCAAGAGACTGAGAATAGAACTAATGCAGATAATAATTTGCAATCTCAGATTAATGAGCTTAGACAATTGATTACTAATGCGCAGAATGCTATTGATACTCATGCAGCTAGAAGAGATAATCCTCATGTAGTTACTAGAGCTCAATTGTCATTAGCTACTACAGATAGCGTAGTATTTAATAAAGTAAGCGCTCCTAGTGGGTTCTTTAAAGAATAAAAGGGGAATAACTATTAAATATTTGCAAATATGATTAAACAAGAAAATCCTAATTTCATAGCATCTAAGTATGCTCCAAATCCTAAAGAGGTTTCTTACTGGATTGACTTAGCAACAGACAGTACTGGTAATGTTATTAAGTCATATAGTCCTGATCTTAAGAAATGGATACCACTGAATAGAGATGCTAATGTAGACCAATGGACTCACATTAAAGAGATCGTTCAATCTGTTGGTTTAAACTATGATAAGAATAGTGACATTATATCTTTGCCTGATAATAGTAGCAATAACTACTTTAAAGGTACTAGTATAGTAGATGCTATTAATAAAGGTGATGCTGCTGTAAAAGCTCAAGTAGATAGGCTGGATACTAAGATTGATGATGTGAATGAAGACTTATAGGACTTCAAAGCATTAAAAGGTCAACCTAATGGTCTTGCTGAACTTGATGGTAATGGTAAAGTACCTGCTAGTCAATTGCCTTCATATGTTGATGATGTGATGGATGCATATGCTACTTATACTGTATCTCCTACTGGAGTACTCTAGGATATACAGTTATATGCAGACGCTGAACATGAAACTCCTATAGTAGGTGAGAGAGATAAAATATATGTTAATGTAACTCCTGGTGAAGTAAGCTATCAATTTAGATGGTCTGGTTCACAATGGGTACACATCGATTCTAATGCTATTATCATTGGCGATATTACTGGTACTGCTTATGATGGCGGTAAGGGTAAAGCTATTGAGAATGTAGTTAACTCTATGCCTGATAATTTATTAAGTACATTCTAGTTAGACCAGTCAGATATTAATAACATTACTATCAGTCTTACTGGAGTAGAAAAGAGTGGAGGTAAATATGTACAGTCTACTTTAGCTGATATTACTATTACTCCTGCTACTAATACTGTTGCTGGGTTAATGACTGGTGCTGAAAAGTTAGCTATTAATGAAACTCTTCCTGATGCAATTAATGATGAAAAGGTTGCAAGAGAGAATGCAGTGAAAGAACTCAAAGCTAAGGATACAGAACTTCAAGGTAATATTGACAGTTTAGAGACAGCTTTAAGTCAAGATATTACAGAGCTTAGAAGTACTATACTTAAAGTAAATGACAAGGTAGGTTTAACTGAAGCTAATGAAATGCCTGACTTATCAAGTACTAATTACTTAGCAGATAGTCCTAGTGCTATAAGTGCTGCAGTTACTCTTGATGAAGAGATTGGTAAGCTTAGTAGAAATGAAAACGAACTGTGGTATGGTGTTAAGTTTGACTTAGCTAATAGTTCTAGTCCTGATGGTGTACGTACTGGTAATATGGAAATGCATAAAACACTTCCTATCCAGAGCAAGATGAGAGGGTGTACTATTAATAATGATGACAATACTAAGAGGTATTTAAAAGCAGACGATTGGAATAAATGGGAAGATGGTGCTACTATAACTGATGATGGTAATGGTATAGCTCCTGAAATAATGGTAGAAATACCAGAGCATTATAGATTATTAGTAGCTACTCCAGACAATACGGTTGAGATTCGTATGAGCGAATATAATCTCCCCGGTTATACCAAGGTAGAAAAGAAATACATTGGAGCGTATGAGGGTGTTATTAATACGGGTAGTGTAGATACACAGAATATGCTTAGGTCGATTGCTGTTTCAACACTTAAACTGAAACCTGTAGTAAGTAACACTAGAAACCAATTCCAAACCTTTGCTAGAGGGAATAATCGTACTAACAATTGGAATATCTATACCTACGGTGCGCATAGAGATCTTACTTGGTTATTCGTAGTAGAATATGCTACTTTGAATAGTCAGAAAGCATTTAATGCCAATTTAACTGCAGAAGGTTATCATCAAGGTGGTTTAGGTGAAGGTGTAACTACAGGAACTGTAACTGTAAATGGAGCTACTACATATTCTTTTGTACCTAGTGGTACTACTAAATCATTAGGTAATGGTACTGGTATAATCGAATATACACATACTAATACTAATGCAGAGGGTACGTCTACTGGTACTAAGGTAGTTAATGTTCCTAGATACCGTGGTATTGAGAATCCATTTGGTCATGTGTGGAAGAATGTAATTGATGTAGTAGTTGCTGGTACTGACAACAGCGTATATATCTGCAAAGATTATACTAAGTTTGGTACGTTTGAAGGAGGTACTAATCCTACAGCAGAACAGTTAATTGCAGCAGGTTATGAGTTATAGGACTTTAAAGAAAGTACAATTTCTAGTCAGTATGTAAAAAAACTCGTTAATAATAATTAGGCAGATCTATTCCCAACTGTAGTAGGAAATGGAGCTAGTGCTACAACTTACTATTGTGATTATCACTGGACTAGTGCTATAGCTACACCTAGAACTCTTCTAATCGGCAGTGGCTCAGTCCATGGGTCTGCTGCGGGTTTGTTCTCTTTGGGTTCTAGCAATGGGTTGGACACTTCCGGTGCTACTGTCGGGACTCGAATTACCTTCTATGGTGAACCGGCATTGCCAGCTGCTCCAGCTACATTAGAGTTAAATGATGAGGATTATGAACAATTGGATTCTATAGAATCTGAAGAAAACTGGTTTTAATTAACCAATAAAAGGTTGCAGTCGTGAGTAAATCAGCAGTAACTCAGACAATGAGTCTAATGCAGGTTTGTTCAATTTGAATTCTAACAATGAGTTAGACAATTCCAATGCTAATGTCAGGACACTGAAATACGTAAAAAATTATAAACTGACAAAAAATCAAGGGCTGAACCTTACCTCTTGGTAAAATATGACATGCTTCTTAAGTGCATTGGTAGCGAAAGCGAAGATGCACGAAGGTATTTCAGAAAATATTATTTATGAAGAGATATAATAATTTATTTGATAGGATAGTTAATATAAATAATCTGTATCTTGCAGATAAAAAAGCTAGAAAGAATAAATCTAATAGAAATGATATTAAGTAGTTTGACTAGAACAAAGAAGAATTACTTAAGAAACTATAGCAAGATTTAATCAATGGTACTTATAAAACTTCTGAATATAATACATTTATAATTAGAGAACCTAAAGAAAGACTAATATTCAGATTACCTTACTATCCAGATAGAATAGTACACCATGCTGTGATGAATATAATGGAACCTATATGGGTATCTATCTTTATTAAAAATACTTATAGTTGTATTAAGCACAGAGGAATACACGAAACACTATAGGATGTTAGAGAAGCTTTAAAAGATGCAGATAATACTACATATTGTCTCAAGTTAGATATCAAAAAGTTTTATCCTAGTATAAATCATGAAGTATTAAAAGAAATAATAAGAAAGAAGATAAAAGATTAGAAATTACTATAGCTTCTAGATGAAATAATTGATTCTGCTGATGGTGTACCTATTGGAAATTATTTATCACAATTCTTTGCTAACCTATACTTATCTTACTTTGACCACTGGATTAAAGAAGATAAGAAAGTAAGATACTACTTTAGGTATGCAGATGATATAGTAATATTACATAACAGTAAGGAATACTTGTGGTAGTTATTTGAAGAGATGAAACAGTACTTAGCTACTTTAAAGTTAGTATTTAAAGATAACTATCAAGTATTTAAAGTAGAAGATAGAGGAATATCTTTTGTAGGTTATGTGATAAGACATGATTATACTTTAGTAAGGAAGAATATTAAGCGTAGTATGTGTAGGAAAGCAGCTAGATTAGGTAGAAAGAAAAACATTACAGTAGAAGATTACAAACAAGAAATGTGTAGTCATATAGGTTGGCTTAAACATTGTAATGGTATTAACTTACTAAAGAAGATATTACGCTATAAAGAGCTATTAGTTTATGCAAGAAGATTTTCAAAACAGAAACCTTAAATAAACCTTATCGTTATATAATTATAATCTCAAACGGAATTTCGAGCCCTCTCAGATTTTACTCCCCTTTTAATCTGTCAGGGCTTATTTGATTTTTATTATCAGCTACTATCTATGAATTACCAACAATTAGGAGAACATACTATGCCAATATTTAAGAACATGTTCAGTAGTGCGGATAAATGCGTAGCTTCTGTTATAACTGGGCTACTTTCTATATTCGCACCTGTATGGGTTCCTATCACTGCTGTCGGTATATTGATACTACTTGATGCTATCTATGGTTATAAAGTCTCTAAAAAATATGGGCATCCTAAGATTGAATCACATAAAGCGTGGAAAACTATATGGAAGACTAGAGATGCAGCAGTAGCAATAACTAGTGCATCAATAATAGATTAGCTGGTAGTAACCTCTATTAACCTGCACGCTGTAGAAATAGTAGCAGGAATGATAGCCTTAGTTGAGTTTTGGTCGTTACTAGAATCATTTAGCGACTTATATCCTAAATGGAAAATATGGAAAATCCTCAAAAAGGTTATAAAAGCAAAAGGAGAGAAATATTTAGATATATCATTAGATAAAGAATTACCAGATGATTCCAATACTGAATTAGTTAGTTAATTGGTTTACAAGGAATTTCAGAGCAGTCGCAGTAGGTTTAGTTAGTTTACTTATTGCGACTGTTTTTGTTTAGAACCATTAGCTACAAAAGAAGAATAAAGAGATTGACAGAATAACTAACAATGTTAGAGCTTACGAGCAATTAGCATCCTAGAGAGAATAGTTAAACAGAGTACTATAGCTTACTATAGAAGAACTAAATACTAGTAATGATAGTTTATTAAAAGAAGCTAAGGATGCTTAGAAAAAGCTTAAAATCAAAGACAAGAACCTAACTGATGTAAATGTAATCAATACTGAGATTAAAGATTCTGTTAGAACTATTATAAAACACAGGCTAATAGATTTTGACGAAGAACTTAAAATTAATCCATTAACAACTATCATAGTTAGTAGAAAGGACTCAATCCTTAAAGCCACATTAGATATTAAGAATCAATAGATTTTGTTTGTAGAAGAGAAAAAAGAATATAAAAACAAATATCGTAATGCTTTCGTTAGGTTCTTCCACTTTGATTGGCGAAAAGTGCGTACCAAAAAATATCAGATAGTTAACAGTAATCCAATAATCAAGGTAACTAATACTCGTATAGTCGAGTTACCTAAACAATAATCAATATATTCAATAATATTAATCAATAATAATATGCATAGAATATTTCGTGTAAAGGCTTACGAAGCAGAACACGGTCCTCACTTCAATGAGGAACATGCCCGTAAAGCTGTAAGTAAAATGGAAAATGAGGATGGTACTCGTGGACCACATTGGTCTGTAGAAGAAACTACCGCATTAGCTAGTCAATACGGAATAAATCTGGGTAGCAGATTTAATCGTTATGATTGGTTCGTAGCACTTAACATGGTTTATTCTGATTACTATAAGGTAATTATAAGTATGACTAATTCTAATAGCACTAAACATTTTGTTGAATTGGCAAAAGCTTGGATCAATGACAAAGACATTGATGAAGGTAAGATGTGGTATTACTATATTTATGTTATGTGTGATAAGATCAGACAAGCTGAAATGGAATGCTATGAGGAAGAAGTTGAGAAACGTGATAAATACGAAGAAGATGATGATGACGAATTTGAACGTATAGGCTTATTCCGTAGAGGTGGTAGAAGAGGTGGCATGATGCGTGGTGGTCGTAGAGTATATTCTACTAGCAGAGCTAGAGATTATGACGATGATTACGAACACATGTTCGAAAGAGAAAAAGAGTATGAACCTTATTCAGAATATGGACGTGGCAAAGCTGTTCGCTACGTTAGATATTAATAAAAATCAATTTTTAAATTAAATCAATTATGTTAGAAGATAGAATTATTGTGCAGGATCGCGGTATTGACGCTGGTCTTGCTGCTCTAATGCAAAACGCTAATAAAGGTATGGATCCGGCTGCTTTGATGGCTATGATGAACAACGGTGGTTTCGGTGGAAACGGCGGTTGGTGGTGGATTTGGATCATTTTGATCTTCTTCTGCTGGGGTGGTTTCGGTGGTAATGGTTTCGGCGGACGTAACGCTGGTGCTCTTGCTTCTGAACTGAACAGTGACGCTAACACTAATCTGTTGATGCAGGCTATTAACGGTAACAAAGATGCCATCAATAGCTTAGCTACTACTTTGAATTGTGATATTAATTCTGTTCAGACAGCTCTTAATACTATCAATTCTGGAGTAAGTCAGATCTCTTGCGATACTAAGTTGTCTAGCTGTGAAGTAATCAATGCTATTACTTCTGGTAATGCAAGCTTGGCTTCTCAGTTAGCTAGCTGCTGCTGCAATGTTAGAGAATCTATTAGCGGTGTAAATAACAACATCACTAAGATGGGTTATGAAAATCAGCTGTCTGTATGCAATCAGACTAACACACTGCAGAACGCTATTACTAATGGGTTCAATTCTTTAATGGCTGATAATGCATCTAAGTTTAATATTGTAGGTGCTAAGATAGATGCGCAGACTCAAATTATCAATGATAAGTTCTGTCAGCTTGAGATGAGAGAAATGCAGAATAAGATCGATGCTTTGCGTGAAGATAAACAAGCTTTACAATTGTCTGCTTCTCAGCAAGCTCAAACTGCAAACATCGTTAATCAAATTCGTCCGTGTCCTGTTCCTGCTTACTTAACTTGCAATCCTTTTGGTTGTCAGGGTGGCTTGAACGATTATGGCTACGGCTACGGCTACGGTTATAATAACGGTTGCGGATGCGGTTGCTAATAAGAAAGGAGGCAGTTATGTTTTATCCTTTTTTAAACTACTTTAATAGAGGTAGAGTAAGAACTGTAGATAATTATGGTATTCCAGTATTGAGAACTAACTATGTTACTACCGATACTACGACTACTTCAGTTACTTATGGTATATGTCCTAAACTGTGGAGACAACTTCCATGTCAGGGTTTATTCATACTATATGTAACATCTACTCCTGCTAGTGCAGCTACTCCTACGGATTTAGTATTCTTAGATCCTACATGTTTCACTAATAGGTAGATTGATAATACAACTACAGTTATTACATCTACTGGAGCAAAAGCTCTATTAAATGGTTCCGGAGCTCAAATGACAAATAATGAAATTACAACTGGTAACAGATATCTTATATACTATAACAAATGTGACGGAATCTTCCAAGTAATTAATCATATAGTAGTACCGGCTACACCGGCAGCTTAATACAAATTGGGGCTCTAAATGAGCCCCTTAAAACTAACTTATTATGTTATTCAATCAATTAAATATAGGTGACAAGGTATATATAATAGAAGTAGTTGGTACATTCAAGAAAACTACTGAGTATAATGAAGGTTCTGTTACTCAAGTAAGTTCAATATATGATGAGCCACTACCACCAGGATAGTTCCCTATGCCTAATCAACCCAGAAAGAAAGTGGTAGATATAACTATATAGTGTAATGGAGAGACTAAGAAGTTTACTATACCTGAGAATAAATCAGTTATAACAGATAATTCTATAGGTCTTACTATATCTACTGATAAACAAGAAATTATAAATATAGTACGTAATCAATATGATACGTATAAATAGAGAAAAGAGGCAATAGCTAAATGCGATGAAGAAATGGCTAAGTGTCAAGTATTATTAGATAAGCTAGGAGTAGATAATGAACCAGCTAGAGAGAATGATAAAATATTAGAACTATAGAAAGAAGTTAGTGAGTTGAAGAATATAATAAGGAAAGCTAATTAGATGGTTCCACCACCTATGAAGGAAATGCTCCCTTAGGATATGAAGAACGCTATGGATAAGGTTGGTCAATAAGATCAACCTTTTTTATTTTAAGCCTTTTTAAGACCGCTATTACTTGAATTAAAGGATTGTATTACTAATAATAGAAAGTGCCTATAACAGCCTTAAAATGCGTTATATGGCTTATAACGTTATTAAAACATAATATATTATGACACTCAATTAGCTTGTAGATAACATTCTACTTATTGCTCGTAATAATAATATTGCAGAGTCTGAGCATTTAAGTAGAATACAAATTGAAAAGTGGATTATAGGTTACAGAGCTATGCTGATAAAATAGTAGATTGACAAAGGGCACGACGTAAGCGAAGCTTATCTTACTACCATAGAACCTATCCATTTAGACCGTGAAGAAACTGTACCAGGTTACTTTACTTATGTAGGGGATAAAGAACTCCCTAAGTTAATAGACTTTAACTATAGACCTGGAGTAATAAATGTACGTGATATGTTTGGTAATATGATCTAGATAGGTAACCGTACTAAAGCTAAATTATAGAAGTATAGAAAAGCTACGTGTAAAGATTACATTGCGTGGGTTAAGAATAATAGAATATACGTAGATGGTGATTCTAATCAGCTAGAGTATATCAGTGTAGATGTAATAGCTGAAGATCCTACAGAGCTTAATGCTTGCTTTGATCCAGATAGTGAGTTTCCTATACCGTCTGCAATGATACCAACTATTACATAGATGATATTAGAGAGAGAATTACGTTTTATGATTACTATGCCTAGTGATGATACCAATGATGCGCATGATGATACATAGAACAGAGTTAGTAATAAATAATTGATATATGAAATATTAGAGAAAGAGTTATACTACTACTGATTTCTATGAGAGCTATAAATAGTACATAGAACCTAATACACCATATGATATTGATTTATAGACATATAAGAATATTATTAATGACTATTTTTAGTACATTAGAGATGAAGTAATGTACAACTGTAAAGAGTTTAAGTTTCCATGTAGATTAGGTACTTTACAAATCATTAAACATTAGCCAAAAGAATTTACAGGCAAAAGTCTTAGATGGGACTGGAAAGCTACAAAAGAATTAGGTAAGCCTGTATACCTACTTAATGACCATAGTAATTATTATAAATATAGATTCTTTTGGTCAAAGAAAGATAGTTTGCTTACTAATAAAACTAAGTATTAGTTTATAGCTTCAAGAGATAATAAACGGGAATTATGTAAAATTATAAAATCTAGGATGCGAGACTATGTCGAATTATAAGTTTAAAGAATTAAAAAAAGTGCCCAAATCTGCCGGTATATATTCTATTTGTAATTTATTGAATAATAAGCGTTATATAGGTAGTACTAATAATTTCTATAACAGGTTTCACGAGCATAAATGCTTATTACGAAATAACAAACACCATAGTCTACATTTATAGAATGCTTTTAATAAGTATGGAGAAGGGGCATTTGTATTCCAGATATTAGAAGTATGTGAGCCTGTTCGGGACACATTGCTTTATATTGAGTAGAAGTATCTAGATCTAAAACCAGAATATAATATTAACAAATACTCTAATGGTGCAGATATTGGATTTAATAAAACTAGGAGTGATAAATATCATAGGGTAGAAGTACAAGGACTAGATCCTATAACTAAATAGATAGTAGTAACTTTTCCAAGTATAGTTTGCGCCAATAAATTCTATAAAAAGGCTATATATAATCCTGCTATACTAGATTCGATAAATAGTTACGGTAGACACGCTTATTTAAATCTGATTTGGAAGTTTAGTGATTAGGATATTGAACTTTTTTAGAATAACTATAGGAAGAGAAAAAGAAAAGTTGCCAAGTACACATTAAACGGAGATTTAATATGTGTATATGAATCTGTAAAAGAAGCGCAACAGTCTATAGGCTAGCGTAAAAATTTTGCTAGAGACATTATAAAAAATAATTATAAATGGAAGGGATTCCTTTGGAAATATTTAGATTAATATGATAAACAACAGAATGATTAGCTCTAAGACAGTAATCGCGAAAGCTGTTGCAGATTTTGATATACCCGAAGATAAAATAAAAATATCAGATTGGAGAGAGTGGCTACTCGAGGGGATATTAAAAATTGGAGCTATATAGTAGTTTGAACATAAGGTAGAAGTACTACCTATAGAATGCCACCAAGTATCATTACCTTGTGATTTGTATAAATTAGATTAGGTAGCATACTCATACTGTTGTAATGGTGGATGGCTACCTATGAGAAAAGCAACATCCAGTTTTGGTGTATCTCATGATAATCAATGCTGTAGTAAAGCTTGTATGTTGGTACAGGATGCAGCCATGTTCCCATTAGTTAAGAATATGTTTAATCTTACTAACGATAGAGAAGCATTGGACAAGTTAAATGAAGATAATAATCTTAGAGAAACATTAAGTGCATTAATAAACTAGAATACTGTACCTACAGCAAATGGCAGATATTTAGGCAATAGAATAGGTCATAAAGATGGTACTATGTATAGTTATGATTTACAGTATATGACTAAACCTGGTTATATAATGACTAATGTACCTAGAGGATACATTAAGATATCATATTATGCTATATATACAGATGAAGATAGTATGCCAATGATACCGGATTTAGAGTCTTATAAGGAGGCTTTATTATGGTATCTGGGAGTTAAACACTTTTATCCCCTTAAATTAAAAGGATAGATAAGCCAACAAGATTACTATGATATGAGAAATAGTTGGAATTTTTATCGCAAATAGGCCTATGCTGAAGCAATGTCTCCAGGACCAGATGAAATAGAATCGATAAAGAATACCTGGCACAAACTATACCCAGAGATGAATGACCACGATACTTTCTTCAGTACCAGTGGCGAAGAACAGATATTATATAACCAAGATAGCGCATTAAGATTGATATGATAAGTAATACTGCACAAGTTAATACATTTACACAAGGTCTTAATATGGACCAAGATGTAAATTTGATACCGGATACTCAGTACAGGTATGCTGAGGATGTCCGTGTTGTCACCAACGATGGAGGAACTACAGGAGTATTACAAAGTATAGAGAACCCTAGAAGATATGATACTATTATACCTAAAGATGAGACTATAATAGGTACTACTACTATAAATGATATTGCAGTAGTAATAACTAAAACGTCTGATAACATTAATAAGATATACAGATTAATGGGGTTTGATAGTAATATGCCTCAAATTAAATTAGTATGTAAAGGAGCTCTAGGTTTATGTGAAGATTTATCTAAGAATCCCACACTAAGTATTGTAGGTAACTATGAATCAGATACTAATATAAAGATATACTTTACTGATGGAAACAGTCCTATTAAGATTGTTAACATAATGAGTAATGAGTATATAGACAATTCTAATCTTATAGATGAGAATGGAAATATAATCAACCCTGGTTCATTAGAAATAACTCCAGTAGTAAGTTTATTGCCGTTTAAATTCCGTTGGTTATCTGAAGGTAATCTTAAAGCTGGAATGGTAACATATTGTTATCAATTATTTAATGTGCATGGCACTGAAACTGTTACTTCTCCAATGAGTGAGTTAATTCACTTAACTAATAGTGTAACTAGTCAAGGTAGTTCTGAATATAAAGGTACTGGCTTGAATAAATCATCTAACAAATCAGTAATGTTATCTACTGAATTATCTCTTTAGGATTTCAATAAGTTAAGAGTAATACGTCTATTTTATGAACAGAATAACTCTACTCCTACTATTAGTATAGTAGATGAAATAGATATACCCGATGGTCAAACAAGTATACAGTATGTAGATTATGGAGCTACTTTAAGTGATATATCTGTAGAAGAATTTAATGCTATGACTGGTTATCAGTTTATAGCATAGACTCTTGCTAAGATGCAAAACAGACTATTCGCTGCCAATGTAACAGAGAATACTTGGATACCAGAAGATGAAGATGGTAATGACTATGATGCTAGAGCTTACAGAGCTAATTCAGAAGGGAGTGTGTAGCTATTATCTAGTTTAGATAGTAATAACATTCGTCTGTCTATAACAGATGATGAAGCTATTAAACGTATTCCTGCTACTCATGACTGTATAAATCCATTTAACAATGTAAAATATACAAAGGATGCATCTAATTCACAGAATATATACATATATAATAAGGAAGGTGAACTAGGTGGTTATGGTATCAATATAGAATATTCATTTGTAACTACAGATATAAATCTAAGTAATAAACAAGATAAGTTTAGATTAAACCAATCCTGTAGTATGGATGTACCTACTGTTAGAAATAACACTAGATATATAAACAGAGGTGATAGTAAGATGCCCGAAATACTACAGCCTACTGAAGAGCAGAAGAATAATCCATATATACCTAATTATGCTGATCCTTATATAGCTGCTAATTATAGAGGATACTAGAGAGATGAAGTGTATAGATTTGGTATAATATTTTATAATGATAAATCTGTAGCTTCTCCTGTACTCTGGATAGGTGACATTAGAATGCCTCATGCTTCTCAAATGCCTCCGTTTAAATATGAGAACAATACTCTTATAGGCAATGCTCTAGGTGTAGAATTTAAAGTAAAGAAAATGCCTGTTGGTGCAGTAAGTTATGAAATAGTTCGTTGCGATAGAACTGAACGTGATAGAACTGTGCTTATGTAGACTATAGGTAGTTACGTATATGAGTATAGAATTCAAGAGTAGGACAAATATGTAGGATAGGGTTCTGAACTAGATAGTAGTTTAGAGATGAGACCTACACCTTTCTTTTGCAGTTTAATTGGTGAACAATTAGCAATATCAACAGGTACAGCTGAAGATATTGGTAATTTCTCTCTTACTATGAGAGCAAATGATTATATACGCCTCGTATCTCCAGAGATATGTGTACAAGGTGATGATGTAACTAAGTTATTTGAAGGGAGCGTATATCTAGACAGAATAGGTTCATACTATTCTCCATTTGTAGGTGGAAAGGTAAATGATAGCAAATTTGATGATTTTAAAGACAACTATACTAATGGTAATACTATAGGTAACAGTGTGAGCCGTAGTATATTCGCTGCAGCAGATTATGTTACTCAGATAGATGGTAGAGTATTACAGCAAGATACTGTTCCATATGTAGGTTATGGTAGTAGATGGGGTCTTAATGTATTAGCTGTAGGTTTTCCTTATCAAGATAGTAGAGGTAATAAGGTATACCGTGGGGCCTCAATAGCTAAATACTTTGTTCCAACCTTTGGGCAATCTCAATCTACATCATATATTGAAGATGCTAAATATCCACCCAATATAGACTATAATATGTATGGAGCTCCAGATGTAGTAGCTAAAAGAATAAACATAGGTAATAGAACTTATACTAATTACTCTATGTCCGATTTTATTCATAACGATAATCAATCATTACAAGGCCCAGCTGGTCCGTGTATTATAGCCCATGTACCAGAATTATAGAATGTATTCTCTGGATTTAATAGCGTACCTACTAGTAAATATCCAGAACTTCATCCTTTTGATTCTACTAACGCTATTCCTGTATTTAATGTTAAACGTGATGGTAATTCTATATATGGTGGTAATACATTCTCATCTAGACAGAATTCTGTATACATAAGTATCGCAGCTCACGACAGTAAGTATGTATTTGGAGGAGATACTTATTTAAGTCTATTAGATTATCCTAATACTATGTTATTTCAATTACCTGATGCTAAGGAATGGGATGGTATGAAGAATTACATAGGAGCTTATATACCATTTGAAAGTTCTATTAATATGAATTTATTTCACGGTGATTAGATTCATAGAACCGTAACCAGTTCAAACTTTGCAGACTCTTGGTTACAGTTAGAGCCTACTTAGATGTAGGATATACACGTACAAGATCTTCCTTACTTTGTATATAATTCTGTTTATTCCGCATAGAATACTGGTAAACTATATGTGCCTAATTCTATGTACGCTGATAAGGATGTTAAATATACTAACAGAATACTAACATCATAGGCTAAAACGAATAATGAAGTAATAGACTAGTGGTCTAAATTCAAAGTAGCTGATTATTTAGATGTAGATAATCAGTGGGGAGATATAACCAATCTAAAAGTATTTAAGGATAGACTGTTCTATTTCCAAGATACTGGAGTAGGAGTAGCTTCTGTCAATGAAAGGTCACTTATTACTGATGATAATGTAAATCAGTTAGTATTAGGTACTGGTGGTATATTAAGTAGATTCGACTATGTAACTACTACTAATGGTTCGTCTATTAAGAATGATAAGAGTATAATTAATTCAGATAATGTACTTTATTGGTACGATTATGATAAGAACGAAATATGTTCTTATACAGGTCAAGTAAGTTAGTTATCTAAAGAAAAGCAGGTACAATCTTACTTTAATAAAAACATTAAAGAAGATAGGGCTAAAGCTATGTCCTTATTTGATAAGAAGTATAATGAGGTATGGTTTAATGTACTAAATAAACCACTAGTATTTAATGAGTAGTTAGGTAGATTTACATCTTTCTATACATTTAATCCTAAATGGTCGTTACCTATTTCTGATAGAGTAGTAGCAATAAAAGACAATGAATTGCATACTATACATGATACTGGAGTAATAGGGTTAACTCCTTTAGATAGAAAAGCTAAATTAGAAATAGTTATTAATAAGAATGCTCCTTATACTAAAGTATTTGATAATGTTAGATTACAAGGAGAGTTTAGAGATGGTAATCAAGAGTCTATTAAGGACGATATCATAGATTATATGAAATTCAGTACCAAACATCAAGAAGCTATTAGAGAGCATACTGAAGAAGAACTTGATGAAGAAGGTAATGTTATTACTCCTGAACAACATATAATAACCGATTATAGAGAAGATACATTTAGATTCCCTATACCTAGAGCAGATAAGAATGAAGATGCGTTATCGTTACCTGCTAGGTTAAGAGGTAAGTATATGATATGCGATTATGAGTTAGATTCTGATATAGATCATACTTTTGAAATACCATAGATTACAACAACATACAGAAATTCATTAATTTGATATGAAAAGTAAAAAGAAAACAAAAGTACCAGCATATGCATTTGGAACTCAATTCAAAGAAATTGGGAGCAATATGCTTGAAAATGCTCCTGATATATTAAATACTTTAACTACTCCTTTTTAGAAATCTAACGCTACTACAGGAGGGCAAGCTGCTGCACAATCTGTAAGTGACATAGCTAGTGGTGCAGCTACTGGTTTCCAAGTTGCTGGTCCAATTGGTGCTGCAGTAGGAGCAGGCATAGGGCTAATAGGTAGATCCGGTGAAGAGGCTAGAATGACTTCTTTTACTGATTATGATGAAGGTAGTCTTGGTAGTGGTCTAATTGGAGCGTTTGGTAACAGAAAACTTCGTAGGAAAAGAGCAGCAATTAAGAAAAATGCTTATAGTAATAGAGCTGCTGTACAAGGTACTAATTACCTGCAAAGTGAAGCATATGATGATATGATAGGGATGAATACAGATACTATGGCTAATGGAGGAATGTCCTCTTCTCTAGCGTATGTAGATGATGGTGAATTAATATAGACTCCCGATGGAAGTATAAGTAAAGTACCAGAGAATAACAAACCTACTGATAGTAATTTAGTTAGTTTACCTGAAGGTAGTAGAGTACTAAGTGATAAACTTAAAGTACCTGGTAGAAAAGAAACGTTTGCACAACTTGGTGAGAAAATGATGGCAAAAAAGAAAAGTAAGTATAATGACAGATTTGCAGAGAATGCAGCAAAATTAAATGAAATGAATAATAATATGATTCATGATTAGTTATTTGCTATGTAGGAATCTGTTAAACAAAGTAAAGGTATTAAATCTAAGACTAAGTAGATACAAGCAGCTGCTTTAGGTGATGAGATTAAACCTGGTTTAGGAGATAGAATAGTAGATGCTATCTATAACCCTAATCGTAAATGGGGAGCTAGTGTACAGTGGGGAACTGGTAATAATCAATGGTATCATGTGCCAACTGCATCAAATACAGCTACAGCAAGTACTAGTACTCCAACACGTAGACGTAAAGCAACTTTTACTTCTACGAATACAGGATTAATTGATGAAGGTAAACCAGAATTACCGTTTACTTGGTATGGTACAGTTAATCCGCTGAAACCAAAACATCCAGAGTTACTAACTGCTACTAATAGTGAAATGGTAGGTTTAGGAGACGCCCTTACTTCTCAAGCAGATAAGGTTACTACTTTACCTAAAAGTAATGCTTATAGTAAACCTGAGCCTGATAATAATAAATTTAATTGGGGTTCTGCTTTGTCAGGGATAGCTTCTTTAACTCCTATTATGTCTAATCTATTTACTGGTAGACCTGAAACAGTTGATGCAGTATATAATCCTTATGCTACTAGTATTAGTAATACGATGCGTAGACGTAGATATGATATTAGTCCTGCTATTGAAGATTTAAACCGTAATAGAGCTACTAGTAATTATAATGCTAGTCAGATTAATACTAGTACTGGAGCTAATTTAGCTTATAGATTACAGTCAGCTGTTAATACTGACAGAGCTATAGCTAGTTTAAGATCTCAAGAAAGTAATGTTAACAATCAGTACTTAGGTGATTATGCTAATACTATGAATAGTTTAGGACAGCAATGGGTTAATGCTACGAATATGGCTAATGAAGCTAATGCTCAGAATAGAGCTACTGCTAGAAATATACGTAGAGCTGGTTTAAGTCAGTTAAGTCAATGGGCTCAGAATAGAGAGTTAATGAGTAATCAGGAAGCTAGAGATAATGCAATGTTAGCTATGTATGCTCCATTTTTGCAATCTGGTTATACAGCAGATACTATTAGACAGTTTAATAAATGGTTAAGAAAAGGAGGTAACAATGTGGGCTAATAGATATGATAGAGCAGCGGAAGCTCCTATATTAAATACATATGTACCTATTAACTTTGGTGAATTATATAGAATAGGGGCAGCGTAGAAGCAAGCTGTAGATGAGGCTGCACAATAGTTTAATACTTAGTTACAAAAGTTTGGAGAATTTAGATCACCATCTGCAATAGACACATAGAATTACTACAATTTAACTATTAATCGTCAAGATGTACAAGATGCTATTAATCAAATAGTTTCTAATCCAGATGCCTTAAAAGATGCAGGTTTTCGTGCTAATTTACAGTCGATTATTAGTAATACAGATTATGGATCATTGAGTTTGCTTAAAGAAAGTGCTGATAATCTTAGAGCTGGACTTGAAATGAGAGCTAAAATGGAAGCAGAGGGTAGATATAAACGAAGCTGGGATTCTGCAAATATACCTAATTATGATACTTTAGGTAGTAAAAGAGTATTTGATCAAATTACTCCATTACGTTATATGACTGCCGATGAACTAGCTAATCCTTACTTTAGTAATCTTAAACCTAGTTCAATAGGGTCTGTATGGAAAGATGGAGTCAAATACAATAGAGTAGGCATTACTTATGATACATTGTACGATATTGCAGATGCTAAATTTAATGATTTGATTAGTACACCACAAGGGCAATAGTATTATAGAGAAGCTCTAGATGCCTCTGGAGGTGATACTGAATTAGCTAGACAAAGATTTGTAGGAATGATAGCTGATTCACAAAGAGATAGAATTGTAAATCAAGATACTGTAGATCCATACTGGTTAGCTATGGCTAAGCAAAGTAATAGAGGTAGTAATGAAGAAGTAATAAGACCTAATCCTACTAGATTAGATTTCTTAAATGATAGCATTACTAGAAATACTATGTCTGGAATAGGTAATAAGTTTAATAGTTATAGAGATTATATATCTAGTTTGATCACTAAATATCCAAATAGTAAAATTGCAGATGATGCGCGTAAAGGTCTGCGTAATATAGATAGAATGCAGAACGAATATGGATCCATGGTGTAGGCAGCTAACGAGTACAGTGCTAGATATAGACAAACAGGTAATGATGAAGATTATGTAACAGCAGTAGCTGCTAGCAACAGAGCTCAGCAGTTATAGAGTTAGATGGTTGGTTTAGCTAGCAAACATGTAGTAAGAGATGAATTTTAGAGAGTAGCTGGTTTCTCTCCATTAACTAGTCAAGATAGTAAAGAGTTTAATACTAAATCTTATTTAAAAGGAGTAAATTCTGCACTTAACAAAGTAAGCGCTCCTGTTGGTCTACTTGACAAAGACGACTTATTAACAGGTGTTGGAGCATTGTCTACAGAAATACAAGATAGCGATGGTATTAAACATTAGGGATATCAATTTAATACTACAGAAGGATTCTTATTACCAGAAACGGTATTTAGTATGATTGCTGGCAATGAAGGACCTGGTAGAAGAGCTCGTAGAGATGCCGGTATAGGAAGAGATACTAGTTTTCCGTTTAGAGAGTTAGTAGAAAGTGGTCAATTAAGTGGAGTTCAATTTATACCAAATAATAAAGTAGTAAAGACAGGGCCTGGAAGTATGGCTTTATCTGGCAAACTTAGAATACCTAAGGAAAGAATTGAAGAATCATTAGGAACAGGTATGTGGGTAAATCATCCCGTGTGGTTTAATGAAATGGCTTCTAGTTATTCTATGCCATTTGGCAGATAGACTACTAAAGGAGCTCTCAAACAACAATTCGGTGCTTCTAAAGTAACTGAAGCAGTAGGCAAAGATGGAGTTGAATACTATGAAGTAGATGCTTATAGAACGTTACCAAATTCATATACATCTTCAGAATATTGGCAAAGAGTAAATCAAAGATGGCAAGGCGGATCTTCTAGCGGTATTGGGGGGTCTTCTCAGGCTAAAGATGAATACCAGACATCAGCACAACAATTATTAGGCAGATAAATATGGCAAAGAAAAAGAAAGTATACGATACATCGTTAATAGATGGTATTAGACAAAGAACAGCAATGTATGATGCTATGATAGCTCCTCAGATTAATACTGAGGAGTATATGCATCGTATGGCTAATCCAGATGCTAATTACGAGGAAGCACCTGACAATTATGGTTTTACAGATTGGGCTTCTAACGCATTCTATGATTGGAACTTAACAAAAGCACAAACTGAAAGAGATGCTAAGTTAGGAGAGTATGTGATGGCTGATTAGGATTATAATACCTTAATCAGCCTAAAAGATTATATAAACTCTAGTAGGGCAGTAATAGAATTGTCTAGATAGTTAAGCTAGGATCCTACTAATGAACAATTAAAACAATAGCTGTAGGAAGCATTATTAATGCAAGTTAATAATAAATCTGCATACGATACTGCTATATCTGGTAAATTTAACAATAACTATCTTAATAGTTATATTACAGGTAGTCTTAAACAAGGTAATCTAGATAATGTATTAATAGAAATAGACAAAGAAATCAATCCCATTACTCGACCTGACGGTAGTATGGAAGATGATAACATCTATAACAAGAGGATAGTTTCCCTTAGAGATGCTGAAATACAATCTGACAAAGTTAAGAGATTTGATGAAAAGTTAACCTCAGAATATTATAGAAAGAACAAAGAAAAGCCTGGTATGGATTATTCTGACATAGACACTTGGTTATTCAAATTACCGGGTTTAGCAGGATCTAGTGCTGCTTCTGTCGGTTCTTCTTTGTTAGGTACTATATCTGCTTATTATGCTGCCAGTGCTGGTAATCCATTAGTGGCAGGAGCTGCTGCGTTAATATCTATAGGATCTAATTTATACAGTAGAGATCAAGAGTCTAAAGCTGAAGTATTCTAGAACTACAAGCAGTCAGTAAAGAATACAGCTAAGAAATTAGGTGTAGACGAAAGTGTATTAGCTGATGCTAAGATTAAGATGGCTCAATAGGGTTATAGCGCAGATCAAATTAATGATGATGAGTATGTATATGACCGTATACTTTCTGGAGATATCAAGATAAACAATAGAAAGTTTAATAAAGCTATGTTAGATAATAGAGAAGGTTTAAGATCTTTATATATAGATAATATGGCTTTATCAATTAGTGACGTAGCTCAACAAGCAATTGAAGTAGTGCCTATAGGTTCTATGGCTAAAAAAGTAAAAGGTTTAAAAACTTTAGCTGAAAAAGGTGCAAAATTAAGAAAAGGTTTACAAGAACAATTATCTAATCGAATAGATGATATAACTTCATTCGGTTTAGATAATGTTGGTAGATTACCTATAAGAACTAAACGTAGAGCTATTACTGATTTAGGTGGTCGTATATTAGTATCTGGTATACTAGAAGGAGCTGAAGAAGGTGTTCAGTACATTAAGGGATAGAGATATATAGACAATAATTTTGATGCTGATCCAAATCTAGTAAAGAGTTTTATACATAACATTGGTACTGGAGCTCGTGCTATATTTGCAGCTATTACTCCGTGGGATCCTGTGTATTCAAATGATTAGGAGTTTATGGAGAACTTTAAGGGTGGTGCATTGTTAGGGGGATTAATGACTACTGTGTATGGTGCTCCTTCTGCAGTAATGCAAGTAAATAATCAATTACCTACGGATCAATTTGTATCTGCTTTATACGCAGAACAGATGGATGCTAAAGATAGAGTTAGAAAGAATGCTATGTATAGTAGCTTCATTAGAACTGGTAAGTATGATAATCTTATGAATTCTTTCGATGAAGCTGAAAATATAGTATCTAGAACAGAAGGTCTAGACATATAGGATGTACAGAATGAAAGAAAAAGAGCTGAACTCATAAGAAATATGTACACTTCTCCTGTTACTATGAGCCAAGCAGTGAAAGCAGGTATAGATCCTAGAACAGAAGAATATGATGTATTTGTAGCATTAAAAGAACACCACGAAGCTCTACTTACTGAAGCTAGTAACAACAGAGCTAATATAACATCAGAAGTAGATCAGTTGATGTATAGTCCTGAGATGTCATAGTATATATCTTCTATTAAACCAGATGTAACTCCTGATCAAGAAGTAGCTATTCGTAATCTGATTAGATTGAAATCTTAGACTGAATTATATGATCAACTTATAACTGATTTTACTAATAACGGTAGTAAACTATCAGAACTGGAAAAAAATACTGGTATACGTACCTCTAAGTCTGATGTTATTAAATTTAAGCATTTATTAAATAAAGATAAACAATAGATAGATGCTGTTTATCAATAGTTGCGTAAAGAAGCAGAAGATTTAGGTATTACAGAGGAACAATTAAATGTTCCTAACCTTCATCAAACTCTTAAAGACTTACAAGAAAAAGAAATTATAGCAAATCTTGACTTTGAAAGAGCTAAGACTGAGAGAGATGCGATGAATAGTCCTAAAGGAGCAATAGCAAAAATTAATAAATGGTTAGATGTAGAAGATAAAGAAGATACATTTGTATAGGAGTTAGATGATCTGTATTCTGGAAAGAAGCAAGAAGATGAAGTAATAGATAGTGAAGAAGTAACTCCAGAACCTGTAGAGGTTACAGCAACACCTGAAGTTACTAATCCTGAACCTACCATTTCTGCAGAAAGTAAAGCTCAAGATACTACTGAGGATACAGCTACTGAACCGGAAGATGTAACATCACTGAGACAAAATGCTGTAGAGATACATAATAAGTATTTTGAACAAGAAAGAAACTCTAGAGGAGATACTGTACTAGTACCTAGTACAAAATATAAGGTAGGTAAAGCGTATGCTGATGCAGGTCAAGCTATGAGGGATATCTATTCATATTTCAATCCTAATAGAAATAACTATCAAGAGTATAGTGCATCTAAGTATATGGAAAATTCTGAAGATGGGCTGAAGAATCTATGGGAAGATATGAGAGATACTAGAATGTAGTTAGAAGAAGAGCTGTATACTAATGGTAATTCTAGTAAAGCTAATAGACTAGCAGATACTCTTAACTCTCAAGTTGAATTGTCAAAGTTTATTATTTAGAGTCACAGTAAAATAGCGCAACGTATAAAAGATTAGGCTCCTGCTAGACTTGAAGAAATGAAGCAAGCTAGGTAGGAGGAGCAATAGGCTGCAGAAAAGTTAGAGGAAATAAAATTAGAAGAAAGGTAGAAAGTAGTAAAGCAGAATGACGATACTCCTACTAAGAGCACAGATGCTATTCCAGAAGTACCTACTACTCCTACACAAGAACAACCAGTTTAGGCAGAATTGCCAACATTAGCTAGTATAATGGGAGATTGGTTAGGAGCAGAAGCAGCTAATAGTTTGCAACAGTCACAGCAGCCTCAGCAGGAATAGATGCCAGTAGAATAGCCCACTACTGTAAATACATAGGAATTAACATATGATAAAGATGAAGACCCATATTCTCATGAAATTAATTACAGATTAAGTGAAGGTTCTAGAGATGCTAATGGTAATTACATTAGAGTGTCTAAAAAATATCAAGGAATGGAAGACTATCTTAATGATGATGATTTATCATTAGTAAGTAGTAAACCTGACTTTATACCTGAAGTAATGAACAATGGAGTTCACTTTGAAGTACATGATTATACTAATAAAGATGGAAAAGTAGAACCTGCCATTTATGCTATATTTGACTACAAAGGTAAAAAATACGCTGGAGCTATTAAAACCGTTGAAGGTGGTCTTAGAGGTAGATATAGCCCGTTTAATAGGCTACCGTTTGAAAAATAGACTAAGATTGTAGATAATCTAGTTAGGTTAAGAAATAAGATTATAGAACTGTACGAACAAACTAAAAAGAATCCAAACCTTTAGGTAGTTCCTACAGCTCTTAGAGCTACTACTGGAAGATTTAGAAATGAAAAAAATCCAGATAATAGCCCTAAGAATAGAAGCTTACTAGATTCCGCATGGTTAACTATAAAAGATCCATTTGAGATAACCCCAGATAATACGTAGATAGGTATAACTACGGGTCCTATAAATAATGAGGTAATAAGGTTACGAAATACTATATTGTCTGTCAAAGGAGGTAGTCTTGGTCAGCCTATGTGGGTATTAAAAGTTCCTAGATTAGATGGCGAATACGATACTAAATTAGTTAAATTAAACTATTAGACATTTGCGGACAAACCTCAAATAGCAGATCTAATATTGAATTTAGTCACTAGTAATGAACAATTCTACACTGATGCTAAAGGAGTTAAGACTAATATTAGACCTATTGATATATTAGATTTTATAGTAAACTTTGGCCCTCATACAGCTGTAAATCCTAATGATACTAGATTTACTCCACAACAGATTCAAGCCAAACAAAGAAAACAATTTTTTGTAGATGATAATGGTAACTTAGTAATAGGTAATACTAGCTATAGTATAAGTGACTTAGTTAGTCAACCAGATATTAGACAACAAGCTAAAAATTATATAATGTCTAATTTCCATTGGAACATAGATGAACAAGCGCTTAATACTTATTACTTAGGAGGAGATTTACAATCACAGGTAACAGATCCTAGATTTAAGTCAGTTGCCGCATTCTTAAAGAATAGTAATGTAGATAAGCTTACTATTATTCCTGGATTAATAGAACTAGACTAGAGTGAATTTGGTATAATTCCAGGAAGTAATGATCGTAAAACTATCGACAGTAAACATCCTAACGGTATGAGTACTTTAGGATGGTATATCAAACAAGGTATATTACTTACTGACATAGCTGATGAGTTATGGGATTCTAATATATATGTTGATGATGTAATGTTAGCAGATAAAACTGCTGAAAAGATATAGTAGCAAGCTCAACAAAAGGTAGAGAAAGAATACGAAGATCCTATTAAAACTAAAGTATTTACTCTACCAGATGAAAGTGGTAAGTAGACTTCTGTAAATATGGCAGACATATTTGCTATATTAGATGGGAAGAAGCGAGGTCCTAATATGGAGGTAGAAGTATAGGAGGACAATACTCTGTGGGTAAATGAAAGAATAGATACAGAACAAGCTAAAGAATGGCTAAGTTCTACTTTTGGAACATCTCCTCAGATTATTCCTACTATAATAGATGTTACAGAAGCTGGTACAGCTGTAGTAGGTAGAGTAATAGAAGATTCTGTATTAATTAGTAATTTTGCCCCTGTAGGTACTGAGTATCATGAAGCATGGCATAGAGTTTCTTTACTCTTGATAGATAATAAAAGAAGAGAAAGAATATATAATAGAATGAGAAAAAAGAATCCTCAAATGACTGATTCTCAAATAGAAGAGGCTTTAGCAGATCAATTTAGAGACTTTATGTTAAATGAAGCTGGAAGCTATGCTTTTGATACTAAGAATTGGTTTAGAAGGATTTTAGATTTTATTAAGCTGTGGGCTAGAACTGGTCAATACGCATTAGCTAAAATATATTCCGATATTAATAGAGGCAAGTTCTATGGAATTAAGCCTAACGAAGAGAATGTAAATAGATTTAGACAAATATATGGTACATCTGGCCCTAATCTAGAAGTAGCTGGTTATGAGTTAAAAACAATTACTCAATACAATCAATTTGATAATATAATCAAGTCTCTCACATATGCATTCTTTAGAGTAAATGGACAAACTACAGTGCCTAATATTGAATATTCAGCATTGGCTGAGGATAATCAACAATTTGAAAGGCTTAAGCTCATTATAGAAGCGCAAGCTAGAACTTATCCTTCTCCTGTAATGGATGAAATTCTTGAGAAATATGAGACTGTGTTTATGCCAACTATAGCTACTAGATTAAAGCAACTGGGTGTTAGAGCTATAGATCGTAATGAAGATGAAACTATAAGCGATATAGAAGAGGGAGCGGAAAGAGTTAATATAGGGTAGCATACAGTAGAAGGTATGAATATATCCATTAAGGATAATGCTCCTGCAGAGGTTAAGTTCTTCTTCCAAACTATACCTCTATATGAAATTAGCCCAGATGGCTCTATGTCTATGAAGATAGATCCTATTACTCATTTTGCTAATTTTGTTGATGCTAAAACTGCATGGGACAATATACTTAAAGATTTATCTGGGTGTCGTACTATAGCAAATATAGTTGATAAAGTAGCCACTTATGCTCAAAATGGTAGTGCTTTTCATTCTGCTCTATTATTTAAATTAAATAGACTTATTAAAGATTCTAACTAGAAGGAAGATTTAGTTAAGGCCGCTGATGCTGAAGCTATGCTTACTAAGATAGAAACGGTAGTTACTTGTGATATAAACAATTATGTAACTGCTAAGATAAGTAAAGATCCAGAGACGGGTTTTGTTAAGCATGAACTCGTAGACAACACTGTCGATGTTAAGGCAGCTACTTACCCTAAAGTATGGTCTCAAGCATTATTTACTAATGCTGGATTATTTAAATATGATAAAGAAGGTGTAATAATAGCTGAGGAAGGATCTAAAAAAGCTCTTGATACTGTAATTAAGAATTTTAATAGTGTTATAACTGCATTTAGAAACAACAAAGGTATGCTTAAGATAGCAGATAGAAGTATTGATTTACATGAAACATCTAACTAGAAAATGCTTAAGAAGTATTTAGTTAACATGTTTAATGTAATAGGTATCGGTATTGATGTACCTACTATAGACAAGATGTTATTATCTGGTAGATACGGCAATCCTAAATCAGATGCATTTACCCTTATTAGTGAGTTCTCTAGTTCAACTGTTAATTTCGGTGGTATTCCAAAAATAGTAAGTGTACTCGAAGCAATTAAAAATGCTATAAATAATGATGGCACTATTAAAGAAATTAAGGTAAATGACATAACTGTTGATCCTACGTAGGTATGGAATAACATAGGCTACGTTAAAGAGTTAGCTAATTATTATGCGTTTACACATGCTACAGATAATAGTTTGAGTAGCTATGGTCCTGATGGTAATTCTTATTATATGGTATCGCAGAATAATTTTGCTAAAGATAGACTTAATGAAATAGTATCAGATCCTACTGTATTCTAGGAATTAGAATCTGTAGTTTATAATGAACATTCTATTATATTGTAGGCAGTTAGAGGAGGTAATAGGAATCTATCAATGGAAACCTTTATTAACTTTAAAGATACTACTACTGGAGATAAAGGTAGAGATTATCATGGCATTACTGACAGAGAGGACTATATAGCTAAAATGACAGCTGTATTTAATAATAGAATAATATTCCCTACAGTAGCAGATAAGAAAACATATCATTTCATTAAAGGAATAACATTACCACACGAACCTATTAGATTCAATAATAATAATGGTCAAACTTTTGTTCAGTATGGCGAACAAGCTATGGACTATCTATTAGGTTATTGTTACGATGAACTAAACCAAATAGAGTTGTGCTTAAGACAGATAGATGATGATCCTAATCATTATAATCCAGAAACTGGATTACATTATAATGATGATGGTACTATAAATAATGATTGGATTGAGCCATCTAGACGTATTAAAAACTTCCATACTCCTAATAAATATGATTATAAAGATAAAGATGGAGTTGAGCATACTGTAACTTTAGAAGGTAATGGAGCTAGATTCTTATTCTTGACCGGTATATATACTAATAAAGGTTTTGTTAATTTCAATGACCCCACTAAATCAGCTAAAGAGTGTTTACAGTTAGCTAAAGATTATTTCTTTAATACTTCTCCAGAAACACAAAAAGCTTTCTTAGCTGGATTAATTAATCGCAGGGTAAAGAAAGAACTAGAATACGCTAGAGATCTTGGTTTAATTACTATGAATGATCAAGGCAATATATGGAGTATACGTAATGTGTTGCTTGATGATAATATAGTAACAGAAAGATCAGCTAGATACTAGAGTTTAGATAGCGCTAATGCAGAGGCATATGCAGTATTCGATATGATATCTGACTATGTAATAAATAGTATAATATCTATTCAAGAAATAGAAAAGCTATTCAGTGGTTCACCTGCGTATTACAAAGTGAAGTATGATAGAGAGGGTATAACAGACGTATCTATTGACAAAATCAAACGTTTAGGTTCTTTGACATCAACTGGTTTGAATAATAGATTAGACTTCTTTAATGATCCAATGCGTGATGAATATGTAGTTACAGAGCTTAAAGATCACGAAATCATGGATAAACAATACCATGAGTATGAAGGTTTGTTCTATAGGGCAAATATAAAAGAAACTATATAGGAAGTACTTGGAGAAGAAGTTTGGAATGAGATAAAAGATCTTAGCATACGTGATATAGAGAAGTAGTATCCTGAAGAAACTAAGATTGCTAAATAGGCTGCTAAGGTAGCTGTGGCTGGTTATAAGAAAGGTGTTAATGTAGCTGATGCTGCTGTATATATAAGCCCTAATATGACTAGAGATTTACTCAGAATGCGTGGTGTATGGAATGCAGATATCAAACGAGCATTTGAGGTATTAACTAATCCTGATACTGCTGATAAATGGGAATCTGATCCTAAGTTATACGCAGAAGCTAATAAAGTCATATTAAATGCTATGAAGTATATAGCATTCGGTACCAGATTTAGAAATGGATTGGGTATACCTTACTTCAATAAGATGGCTTTATTCCCGTTATTTAAATCTGTAGCTACTGGAGATATTAAAGCTTTATATGACAGAATGGTAGATCCTAATGATCCTATTGATATGGCTATGTTTGATTCTGCAGTTAAAGCTGGTTCAGAATCTCCTACTGCATACTATAGAAAGGCTAAAGATAGTGAAATAGAACTTAAAGATGGTTAGACTGTATTATCTGCTTCTATAGTAGACTGGGCAGAAAGCGGATAGGGTAATACTATTACTGATTTAAGTAAACTAGTAACATATAGATAGAAGTTTAAATATATCAGACAGCAGTTAGAGACTAATCCACATACTCATCCGGAATAGATGGCTGGTACACAGTTCTTAAAAGTAAACTTATCTAATTTACGTAAGGATGATTTATATGGTCCAGACGGTTCTCAAGTAACAGGTAGAGAAATCAATGATACAGTAATGGGAGCATTGAATACTTTATCTAATATGGGTAGATAGGATATAGTAGATGAATTGTTTGTAGACGGTAATATAAATGTTACAGCGTTAGGTAATATGTTAGAGCGTGACGCTAGAGAATCTGACGCTAATGATAATGTATTATCTGGTCTTAAAACTAAGAACAATGCATTTGTAATACCTTTATCTGCATTATCTGACAATAAATGGTTAGAAAGTAGATTTATATCTATGATTAATAAACTAGTTATTGATGTACATATGCCAGGTGGGGCTTTCATTCAAAGATCTGCATTTGGACTCGAAGCTACTAGCTAGAATGTTATTACAGAAGATATGATCAATGATGGAAAGCCGTTACTCATGATTAATGATGAGGATGGTTCCATGGACTCTGTAGTAAGTATAAATCTATTTAAACATATGATACCTAACTACAGTAAAATGACATTTAAACAAGCTAGAAAGTGGTTATTAGAACATAATATTATAGGATAGAGTGCAGATGCTACTGGAATTGGCTATCGTATTCCTACACAGTCTATCGCATCAATATCTGCATTAAGATTCGTAGATGTATTCCCTGAAATTATGGGCGATACCATCATGCTACCCGAAGGATTTACTAAGCTTACTGGTTCTGACTTTGATATTGATAAACTGTATGTAGCTAGATACTCCTTCAATAAGAATGGAGGTATTATAACTCATGGGGATGCTTTAACTAGAGAAGATGTGGCTAGCGCTTATAAAAATGATATTATTAGGATGTATATAAAAATACTGCTCACTAAAGATAATTCAGCCATGTTAAAAGGTTCTATTGACGATGCTACTGATACAGTTAAAGGAATACTAAAAGACATTGAAGGTACTAGTTCATATCATCCAGAACCATTTGAAGTATATACTCCTAGATACCAAGAAGATAGAAAGGCAGAATATACTGGTGGTAAGGCTGGTATTGGTCCATTTGCATTGAATAATGCTCATCATATCCTTACTTAGTTAGTAGGTATTAGAATGTAGAGCGATAGTTTCACAGGAACTTTAGAGATAGAAGATGTTGGACGAATATATGACTATCCTACAAAAGGTAATCCTAAAGGAGGTCGTATATTAGACTGGTTATCTGCTATGATTAATGCGTTCGTAGATATAGCCAAAGATCCTTATATTGTTAAGCTTAATGTTAATGCTTGGACATATAATATGGTGTCATTCTTATTACGTACAGGTAAAGGTGCTCAAACATTCTATTTTGTTAGACAACCTATCTTAGTAGAGATGGCTAATGAAGTACTTAAGACTAAAGGTAAATATGGTATTGATAGAACTAAGACTCCCTCTCAACTTGAGAAAGAAGCTATTGAAAAAGTATTAGATAAATACGACCCTACTAAAAAGTTACGTAGAAAGTATGAATATATAAACAGAAAAAATGAAACTAAAGCTTCAGAATATCAAGATCTATTTAGAACTTATATTGACGATAAAGGAGAAATAACGTCAAGAACAAGGTAGTTATTAAAGATTAACCCAGAAGATTCTAAAGACTTTAATGAGGAACAAGTAAGAATATACTACGCTTGGTTAGCTCTTAAACCTTATGCAGACGACTTGGCTAATCTAGTTAAATTCTCAAAGATTGATACTAAGAAGACAGGTAAAACTTTTGCTGAGTAGGATATATATTACAAAGGCATGAAAGATATGGAAGAAAATAGTAAATTCGCTAAAGGTGAAGTTACTAGATTCTTTAATGAAACATTCATCCGTACAAAAACAGAAAATAGTATACCTTTGGGTTCATCTATATTTAGAAACTTATTACTACGTAATACTGATCAATTTGCTAATCAAAAACACATAGCTTTATCCTTAGTAGGTAGAGCTACCAACGCCGATTCTAAATTACTTAGCGCAGTAATAAATGGAATGGAAGCTTAGATAAAGAGTCAATTCTTTAATCAATATGTTAAGGATAACAATATAGACTTAAATACTATGTTCCAAGGGCATAATTCTATACCTAATAGATTGTATCGATTTAAGTAGGAGATATTAAAGGGTAATCCTAGATTAAGTCACTTATTAAACAATGATGGTACTATAGCTAATGATTTTGTCAACTACTTAATTCCTAATATTAATAAAAATGGTTTGGACTTTATTGATAGATCGGAATAGTTAAATGCAGATCAGGCGCAAGCTAACAATCTTATTAACTATTGGAGGCAACTGTTAGATGATCCAGAACCATCAGTTAAGAGATTGTTCAGAGATTTAGCAGTATATTCTTTCTACACATCTGGAGATAATACAGTGATGAATGCATTCTTCCAATACCTGCCTAATAGTGAAAGGGTAAGTATGGGATATACTCAATTCATTCAAGGTAAATTAGATCAAATGGTTAACAATGCAGATAAATCTTATAATGACATTGAGGATTTATTCTTGAATAATTGGTAGAATGATAAGTTAGTAAGACCTGTAGACATGTATGGCGGTAAATATCAAGCTCCATTAAGATCTGTAAGCCTTAATAAAGATGCAGCTATGCCAAATATTATATTTGGATAGAGAACTGATATGTAGGCTGCTGTTATTAAACCATTAAACTGGGTAACAATAGATGATATAAAATACCCAATATTCCCTCCTTATGTTAAGATAAAAGACAGTTTAGGTTTTGAACCTGCTAATTGGCATGTATATAGATTGATAGGTTATATTGACAAACCAGAAAGAACATGGTAGGGGAAGCTTACTGGCAGAACTCTATACACTCCTATATATGGTCTGGTATCTAAAAAGGGTTATAGTTACAAGGGTCATACTATTATAGAGTATGGTTTATCAACTCAATTTGAATTCAATAAGGAAAATGAATGGGATTATTTTGAAGCTTTGAATAATCTTGATGCATTATCTGATATGACTGATGAAGTAGAAAGAACATATTTTGAACAGGACAAGGCTTACATGCATCATATTGGAGAATTACCATCATATTCTGGCATGAATTATGCCATAGCCGAGCAGGACAGAATATTTGAGTACGAACAAGACGATACTGACGATAGTGTTGAAGGTGTTGTACTTGAAGAAGCAGATGAGAACGATACTGAAAACGCTGTTATTACTTATGTCAATCATTCTGGGGGTGCTATAGGTTCAGATACTATGTGGGGTGAAATAGGAGAAGAATATGGAGTAGTATCTAATCACTATTATCACGGAACCAAAACTCCTAATGGTAATATAGAGATAACTGAAGAACAGTTTGAAAGAGGCAAATAGCATGTATATAAAGCAAATGAAACACTTCATAGAAGACCTGACAAATATATGAACTTATTAGCTCGCAACTGGATATAGGTTGAAAATTCTGATGCTGTTTTTGCGATAGGTCAACTAAAGAATAATGTAGTTGATGGAGGTACTGGCTGGGCAGTATAGATGGCTATAGATGTTAATAAGCCAGTTTATGTATTTGATCAAGAACGTAATAAGTGGTATACTAATATAGATAAAGATTGGGTTGAAATAGGTACTCCTACACTTACTCCTAATTTTGCTGGTATAGGTACACGTAATATAAATCAAAATGGTATTGAAGCTATTAGAGATGTGTATGAAAATACATTCAGAAAAGATGAAACTGTAGATAACACAAAATCTACTGTAAAGGAACTTACTGGTGTAGATTTAATGGCTTTGTATGATCAAGGTAATAAAAGAATATCTGAAGTGTTAGATACGTTAGAAGATCTAACAGCTGATGAAAGACAAACCTATTTAAATGAATTTGCACAGTAGATGGCAAGAGATAATGTTAATACTCAAGACAAACTTGAGGAAGCGTTAAGAAAATTCATTTGTAACTTATAATTCCAGATAATATGTATAAATGTCCAAATAAAAATCTTCCAGAATGGAAGGAACTAGAAAGAGTTGTACCAGAAGTTGCATATACTGTCTGGGATTTGAATAATGGTCATGGTATAGATAAGGCTCCAAATGGGGAGCCTTCTATACTATTCTAGGATTTATTAGATCATTTCGATGGTAATAGAGAAGCAGCCATAAAGACTAAAGTAATGATATACTCTACACCATACAAGACATGGTCAAATGATAGAGATTTAGATACTAATGGAGAACCTATTATACAGGACGTAATATCTTCTCCTAATATAACCTATAATCCAGAAGATTTTACTCCAATATCTCAAGAAGATATGAGAGTAATCAATGAAGTAACTAAATTATATGAAAAAATATAGAAAGGTTTAAAGGATAGATTAAACTCTATTAAAAGATACACTGTTAAGAATCCTAAAGTATGGAATCAACTATAGACTACAATATAGCAACTGGCTAATTCTGAAACAGAGGAAGGTATATATCAATTCTTATAGCATATTGATGAATCTATAGATGATAGTATTAAATTCTTAAGTAAACCTATAAAGAATATCAGCGCTAAACAGATTAGACAGTTATCTAATGATTATATTGGCTTCTATAAGCCTCTTATGGATGATATAATGTATCTATTTGATACTACTGATATATTCAAAGATAACCCTGATTATAGTTATATAAAAGAACTGTCTGCCACCTTATCACAGCAAATAGACAATGTTAATAATAAGTTTATAAATGTACTTAAATCTAAAGGTTATAGCGCATTACAATAGTATCTTACAGAATTAGGTATGCCACAGAATATGATACAAGATACTATTAACTGGCTAGATGATCCTAAACATGATTCTAGTTTGTTCATGGATTGGTTCGGTATGTCTAGTAATAGTAATAATGCTGTACAATAGATTATAGCCAAATTGCTTAATGATGCTAAAAATGCCACAGATAGAGAAACTATGGAAGTCGGTATTAAATTAGTTAAACTAGTAAATGTAGCCAAAGAAAAATATGGTAACGATGTATAGAAGTTATTATATGAAAAATTAGACGATGGTACATACTCTGGTAATAAGGTAGCTCCACTGAATAATGGTCAATTAAAGCGTGACTAGAGATAGTTCATGGATAAATTAGCTGAAAAATTAGGTATATCTAAAGATAATAATAATATGTATGTATTACCACAAAATGAAGATATACAAAAGAAGTGGTTCGATGAATTAACTAAGTGGTATGCAGACAGAGCGCAAAGGAGATACAAAGCTGAATATTATGTTCTTAGAAATAAGATGTTATCTATGAAGACCAGAGATGCTGAAAGAGAAATCCAAAGTATGATAGATGGCATTACACAATCTATGACTATTAATGGCATATAGTATGAAAACCTACTTACAGAAGCAGAATACAAATAGCTAGAATCTTTGCGTAAACAAAAAAGATTACTATCTAATATATTTAATATAGATGGTAGTGAAAAGACTGGAATAGATAGAATAATAGCAGATGAACTAACCTCCTTTCACGAAGAAGTGAATAAACATATTAAATATGATATAGACAAAGATAAGTACGAAAAGGATTTAGCTAAAGTAATAGAAAGATATAGAGGTGAAACCGCTGAAGTATAGTTATGGAAACAAAGAAATACTGTAACTAGGTATACTCAAGATTTCTATGACAGAATAGCTAATCTAGAATCTGATTCTGCTAATAAAGATCCCGAAAGTACTTATTAGAAACTACGTCAGAGGAGAAGGCAATTACAAAATTTGTATAAGGATCCCCATACAAATAAGATTGACATTTACTCATTAAGTGATGATGAGAAAAGAAGCTTATTATAGTTAGATCAAGATATAGCAAACGCATATACTGCTACTCAAAAAACAGAGGGAGCTGATAAATTTTCAAATTTTGCAGAAATAGTAAATACAGAATAGTACTATCGTGATATGGAGCAGGCTAGAAATGCAGGTACGCAAGCATATAATGAATGGTTTAATAATAATCATTATGAGGACACAAGAGGATTTATGCATCCAGCTTCGTATTATACAGAGCTTAGACCACTACCTGAATTTGCTTAGTAGTATACAGAGATAGTACCATCTAGTAAATATTCTAAAATACTAGAATCTTCAGAGTGGTACAATCCTGAATTTGATGAAAACGGACCTGCTATTTAGCCTAACAAGAAATATTATGATAATAGTAAGGCTTATAACGAAGTAATGAATAAACCTGAAGTAAAGGAATTATATGATGAAATTACTAATATAATGAATGAGGCTATGAGTTTCATATCATTCCTCACTAATAGTAATGAAAATATGATGCCACAAATAGAAGCTAGGTTTATGTAGGTATTGAATCGTAAAGATGGAATATTAAATAAGTTAAAATATGCTGTAGAAGATTTTGCTATAACAAAAGAAGATGATTTAGATTTCGTTAAAGAGTTTTCTACTATGCCTAATGGAGATCCTATTAAAGTAATACCTACTAGGTTTATTACTCCTTTAGAAGATACAAATAGTATATCTACGGATGCTGTATCTGCTGTAGTACAGTTCTACAATATGGCTGCTAATTATAAAAATATGTCAGCTAAACAGGATGAAGTAGAATTAATGCTCAATTTACTAAAATAGTTATCTATAAGAACCTCTAAAGAATTAAAAGGACCTGGATCTACTAATGTATATAAATAGTCATAGTTATTAGTAGATAGATTGATGTATGGTAGAAATAAAACTCCTATTGAGGGTAATGTGTTAGGTTATGATATTAACTTTGGTAAAGCTTTAGATATTGTTAGAGGATTTGTTACTAAAGTAAACCTATCTGGTAACTTATGGTCTATAGGTACTTCTTTCTTTACTGATGCTACTTATACTACTTTAGAAGCTAAGATGGGTAGGTATTTTGATTTAGAAGATTTAAACTTTGCTAGATCTGAATTTGCTAGAGAACTACCTAACATGATGTAGAACATAGGTAATCCTAATCCTAAAGGTAGATTACCTTATTTACTTATGCTTAATTAGGTAGTAAAAGATAACAAAGAGTTATTTGATAGATTAGACTAGAGTTAGGTATTACGTTCTATTAATCAAAATTTTTGGTTTGCTGGATATACGTAGTCTGATTACACTGTTAAAAGTCATACTTTATTAAGTATCTATCATAATTATCGTTTGGTTGATAATGAAGGTTTTATGTCAAAGCAATAGTATATAGATAAATTCTACTCTAATGACAGAAAGAAAGGAGCAGTAGAATTTAAATAGCTTACTACTACTTTATATGATGCATATATAGAACTTCCAAATGGCGATGTAGTAGTGGATGATAAATATAAATCTTTAATCACAGATAAACTATTAAATGATGTACGTAATAGAATAGAAATCATAAGTAAACGAATAGATGGTACTATCAGAGAAGTAGATAAGGCTGCTGTACACGCCAATGCGATGGCTTCATACTTAGTATTACATCGTAACTTTATGATTTCTGCTTTACATGATAGATTTAAACCTAAACAGTATAATCTAGATTTACAAACTATAGAGGAGGGTTACTATAGATCTACAGGTAGATTTTTAAAGAATGTAATTGCTAATAGACATTTTGCTATTAAATAGTTATTAGCTGATTATAATAATATGCAAGAGTATGAACAATATGCTGTTAGAAGGGTACTAAACGAATTAGTCCTTATTACTGCATCTACAGCAGTAGCTCTCGTTATAGCTAGTGTAGTTGATGGTGATGATGATTATGATACTTGGTTAACACAATCAATAACTTATTTAGCTATGCGTTCAGCATTTGAGTTCCGTACTATGTATAATCCTTTTGAATTTATGGCTTTAATTAAATCTCCAACAGCAGCTTTCAATTGGTTTGATAATATTAGTAGTTTCATAAACTTGATTAATCCTGCTTCATATATTGGAGATAGAACTCCATTTACTATCATAGATAGAGGAGTATATAAAGGTATGCCTGTAATACTTAAAAATATCATTAAAGTAACACCGTTTAAGAGCGTTATAGAAGCTCAAGATCCTAAATCAAAACGTAATTACCTACAGAATCAATTAATGAACTTCTAAAGTTTCTATATCAATTCTCAATTAGTCTAAATACTCTAATAAAAAGATAAGCCTACTGACTATTAAATCAGTAGGCTTTTTAGTTATGAAGACTCACCAATATCTTCATAACTATAATAGTCTTCTTCTGGTAATTCTGCTTCTATAGAGTCACCAAATCTATACCAGCTATAGAATAACCTTTTTTCTAATTCTGGCACTTTTATACCTTGCCAAAATCTATTAATCTCTAGCATGGCATCTAGAGTGAAAGGTTTACCATTATTACGAAGACGTTTAATATCTTTATTATACTTAGGATTACTCAGACAATAAACAGTATAATGTCTTTTGTTAATAGTTATATAACGTTTATTGTAGTAAGAGTCTAACCTAGATAATTTACAGTGTGTTTCAAGAGACTCAATAGTATTTACACTACTATCATAAACAAGAAAGACCTTTTCTTCTAAAAAAGGTCTATTTTTATCAGATGTAAAAGCATTTATAAATCCACTTTCTACAGTTAAATCTCTCCACGTAATATTATCATCACATAATGGGACTATATAAATACTTACATCATTCAAGTTCTTCAGTACCATCTTCTTCATAATATTTACGAGTATGGTCCCAATTGCCTGTCTGATAATGATATGATAATTCTGTTAAAGTTCTGATAATAAGGTCCTTACGACTATCTAACTCTAATTCATTAAACATGTTAAATACTCTCACTTCATTATTACTATTTGTCTGAATAGCAATAATATATGCTTCACAATCATAATCTGAAATGTCAATTCCTTGATCTTTCATATACCAACTAATTGCAAGCAAGTAATAAGTTATCTGTCTATAATAATCAAATTCTTCTACAGAATGTTTAAAATTATAGACATCACTAGTTGTCTTTAAGTCAATTAAAGTAATCTTCTTATTTATATGATCAAATATGCATCTGTCAAGTAGAGACTTACAAGGTGCAATCCAATCATTAATAGGTAGTTCCCAGTTAATATGAAACTCATTATGAGATTCTACTCCAGGAATATCTTCTAATAACTCTTTTGCTTTTTTATGATTATCAATATTATTCTTAATATTTTTAAGCATATTTAAATCAGCAAAAGATATTACTTTACGATTATCTTTTTTACTTTGTAATGCTTTAATATAATCAGCATAACGATTACATAGCTCTGTAGCTTCTTTTAAGACGATTTCAGAGCTTTTTGAATTACTGTATGCAGATTTGTATGCAGTAATCTTTTTATCATCTTCTATGAGTTCTAATGAATTAGCATAAGTCTCACAGAAATCTTTTTGTTGTTTTACTTTAGGCACTTCATAATCAAGAATTATATAATCATTCCAGAAATCCTCTGGTTGAAGTATATATTCATGAATCATAGTACCCCTTTCGAGCTGAGGAAGTTTTAATTCTTCCTCTTTTCCATCTATCATATCTCGATAGAAACGCGGTCCTTTCTTTAAGAACCAACCAATAGCAGAATTTGATATTCTCGTATTGTCTTCATAATACGGTTTATCAATTATCATTCTTACTTAATTCTATAGTTACTATTTTAGGTCTTTCTCTTTCAAGATAACTATCGGTTAATATACTACAGTTATATTGATTTAAATGACCATATGATATACCATCATGCCAATGCCCAAAAAAATGATGCTTATACTTACCAAAACAGTAATGTTCAAGCTTTTCATTATAATTAGGATTTTCATGAGTAATAAGTATATCACAGTTTTGTATCTTTTCATATGGGCATATATACTCATCGTATTCATTCTGAGTATCTTCAAATGCCCACGTTTGCCAATGTATAGGAGCTATCCAAGGAGTTCCATAAAAAGTTATTCCTTTATATTCATATAACTCATCAACAAGAAATACTACTTTATCATTAGTTAAAGCTGATATCTTAATCTTAAAATCTTGCCAACTCAAATCCTTTACAATATCATTAATAAGATTTTCTATATAAATATCATGATTTCCTGGAACTACAATTACCTTTTTACACGGTAATTTGTCCACCCAATTGACAAAAGTAATAGACCAGAATTCATCTGATTTTTTATTATCTCTCTGAGCGAGTAAATTTACTACATCGCCTGCTATACATAACACATCACATTCTGGTATATTGATTAAATGACCATGTATATCACTTATTGCGCAGATTTTCATGGTATAAAGTTTTAGTTAATTTATATATAATTATACTATAAAATAGTATCATTTCTTTAGTTTTTTTATTAACTCATCTACCTCCTTTTGATTGTGAACTATATAGAAGCTTATATTAGGTTCAAAATTATATAGATAGTAATTAAACAGTTTCTCACGTAAAGGCCATGTATCTGTTCTGTAACCTTTACACTCAATAACAAAGTTATCTCCTACAAAATCGGGCAGATAAGTCATTGCTCTATACTTTTTATTGTTAAAAGTAAAAGCTGGAAGTAGCTCATATCTATGCATTTCGTAATCTGCTATGATATTAGCTTCTTTCAGCTTTTTATATGTATAAGTTTCAAGTTTACTACGAAATTTAATTCCATCGTACTCATTGGGAGTTGCATTTCGTACTTTGCCTTGTTTTTTCTCTCTCTATCTCTTCATATATCCATAATTTTATAGATTCAAAAGAATTTGCTTTAATAGCATCAGAAATATCTTTTGCTTTCCATTTTTTATGTACTAAAAATGGTTTTAAACCTGTTTTAAGGCTTATTTTACGAAGATATTTACAACCAGCTTCATCTCTATCGAAGCAAATTAAAATAGTCTTAAATCGCTTCTTAAGTTGGTCTAATGCTTTCTGAGGTATAAATGTTGATTCTGATGATGGGCTTATTGCTGGAATACCCATCTCATATAAACACATGACGTCTTTCATACTCTTTGTAATAATGAGTATATCTCCAGTTTTAGGTAACTGTTTAAACCCCTGAATGTCATTCTCAGTCAGGTTATTACGCCACTTTGTATATTTATCTGCTAAAGGTCTATATATTTTAAAATTATTATAAACCTTATAAGCATACATAGGATTACTATCCTTGTAAATACCCTTTACAACTCCGTTACATAGATAATATTTTATACTACTTACCCCAAATTTCTTTAGAGTAGTAGTAGAAATATTAAACTGAGACCAGTAATTGATATCTGTTAGAGTAAAGTCTTGCCTTACAATACCAATTACTGTCTCGGTTGACGGTATATATTGCTTAGAGCTAACGAGTTTCGTATCATTAGTAATTTTAAGTTTATTAACTATATCATTGAGTATATCTGAATAGTTAGTTAGTCCTGTAAAAAGTGATATGAACTTAATTACATTACCACATTCTCCAGTACCATGGTCTTTAAACATTAACTGTTTAGTTTTTTTACTATAATAACATCCAAAAGAAGGTGTCTTATCCTTTCTTAATGGTGAATTATATATCATGCCTACTTTAAAATTACCAATATACGCTGCATATATATCATACTCAGTTACTTTAGACAATATCCAATCTAAAGTAATACTCACATTATCTTTTATTTTTGTTGTATCGTAAATCATATGATATATTTTAGTGATAGTTAAGGAATCGAACCTTAATTAACCATTACTATCGTATAAAACGTGAGTGCATGCTATTCCATTCTATGAATTTTGATACCTCCGTCACACCTTACATTCGGCGTATTACCGTCGATTGCTTCTTATCTCACATAGCGGCATGCTACTCACGTATCGCTATATTATGCCTAGCGTAGGCTGCTTATAGGATTATCTACAAAAATTAGAAAGGTAGATCATCACTAGGCTGATCACTTACAGTAGTAGTAAGAGGATTAACCTCCTTATCTTCCTTATCTGCAACAATCGGCTTAGTAAACTGATCAATACCTGTAATTTCTCTAATCATGCTTTCATTCTTACCTTCTTCATAGAAACCCATAGGAATATTCATAGGCTCAATAGAGGCAAACTTGACATAACTAGGAAGTGTAGTATAACCTTTATCATTATAAACTATCTTTACTTTAAGTAAAATATCTTTATTAGCACTATTAAGCATTGTTACTACCCAGTTAGCAAACTCCTTATAAGAACTGCCACTGAATGCTAATACATTCTTAGGATAGAAACACTTGAGTATACGCATAATGCGAGTTACCTGGTTAGTAGCTTTACTTTGATTCTGTTCTTCAGTATCGCCTTCACGAACAGCTGGTTCCCATTCAGTATGAACAAGACTCTTACCATCTTTTTCAAAAGTAAATTCAATGAACTTCTTCCCTGTAGGAGACTCTGCAAACTTTGCGGATACAAACTTAACATTGTCATGAATACCTGCTTCCAAGTACTTAGTATTATTACTATTATCTGACAACTTTACTTCATTTGCTAATTCTGTACTAAATATCATAATATCTTATTTTTAATTATTCAGGTAAATAAACTTTATTCCAATAAGCAGTAATGTTATTATTTTCATCACTCTCTGCTACTACTATATTCTTTCCTCTTAAATGCGGTGCTCTAGCTTCAATAACGGAATTATCTCCGCCTTCAAATGAGATATGTGTCTCATTCTTCTTTCTATATACATAGCCAACAGCATCTGCTTCGCCACATATAATATTTGCTAATGCACCTACTAAATCAAGAGACATTTCTGCCATTTCTTCGCCATTCTTATTAATCAACTTATCTTTAGTATGACCAATAAGTATAAAGTTATCACATAGTCCACGGAACATATCAATAACTTTTCTTACAGCTTGTCTTATATACAGATAACCAGATCCGTTAGGTAATGTTCTTAAATCTGTACCTTCATACTTTTTACCCATTGGAGTAGCTTTATAAAGCTGTATAGCAAAGCTCATACACATCTCTTCTAGACGTGTAGCATTATCTATAGTAATATATTTATAAGGATATTTACCAGTTTCCTTTTTAATCTCTCTTATTGCATTAGCTATATCACCTAAATCTTTTACAGATCTGGCTTGAACGGCTAATGCCTCTAAGAACTCTGAACCACCTTCTAAATCAATAATTAGATTGTTATCCAGTGCTGCAGCTAAAGTAGTTTTCCCAGCTTTTGGTTTACCAAATAAAATCAAAAATCTAGGATTTTCTACTTTAGCTTTTACTTTCTCTTTTGGTAATACAATCATAAAAGCTTTTATTTTTTTTTGTATTCCTCTGATAAAGTTCTGATAATTTCTGATAATATGGAATAAGATATTTTAATTAAAACAAACCACGTTTCTTAATATTAATCGTGATATCGATAATAGTTTTCTTTGTCTTCGGTTTTAAATAGTTCAAAGAACCAAATGCAATAGGAATTACTTCATAACCAATCTGTACGAAGTTATCAAAGATTTTAACCGGAGTACCAAACTCATCTTTAAAGTCATAGTCAACATCAAACGGACAATGTTCCTTTGCATAAATATCAAGTGCATTAATAGCCTTGAAGAATTCTGTTTCTAAGTCGAAATTAATTACATTATCTCCCCAACACTTAAACGGACAATTAGCGCATTCTTTCGGCAACCATCCAATATTATGAGTCTTACTTAAACCTAAAGTAATAATATCACCTGCACCAGCATATTCGATGCCATAACTGCAAGAAGGATAATCACTCTTACTTTCTACAGTCATCCAAGGATAAGCGTTAATTACTCGGTCCATTAAAGACTCCTTATATGTTTTTGCACTCTTAGTATTTTTCGGTAATGTAAATGTATATGATTTCATAATTTTCAGCCTTTTTAATTGTTATTACTAAACGAAATCTTCCTTACTGGTTCATCTTCTCGTATAGTCTCAATTAAGTTATTATATTTAAGGTCATTATCAAACTCAAGTATAGAACATTCACCTGCATCTCTATTCTTTAGAATGTGCAAGTAAACCTTATCTCTTACTGGTAGACGATTTGGTCCATAACTCTGTATATTGAGTAATTCTGGCCTATGAATACATATAACGTAATCTGATGCATGAAAAATAGTATCAGCAGAAGATATATCGCTACGCATTGGATAATGCATAGATGGATTATTAATTCTTTCAGGATTTTCGATATTACGATTCATCTGTGATAACTGTATTATTGTAGTATCTGGAAACTTTTTTACTCTAATAAACAGTTTCTGTAAATCGGAAATCACTTGTAGTGCACTTTCACGATTTTGACCTTCAACAAGTAAAGTATGATCAAGTATAATCACAAACTTCTTGCCTTTAGCTTTATTTTCGTAAAAGTAATCAATGGTAGATGCTATATCTGCAACAGTACCCGGTGTATCTACATAATATATCGGATATGATTTTATCTGTTGAGAGGTTTGTTCTACTTCTTCTAATAGTGTATTGTCTAAATCACTACTAGAACTATATAGCTGAGCAGTAGTTTGCCTTAACTTACTGCTCAATTTTCTACCTACTTGTCTAGAACTTAACATTTCAAATGAAAAATTAAGTACTACTACATCCTGATTAGAATTTAAGTCTATTAAATCACTTTCAAGTGTATTTACAAATGAACTTTTGCCACTACCAGATATACCTACAATAGTATATATGGTATTAGGTTCAATGCCTCCCATACAGGATTTATTAAACTTACTCCATCTAGTACGTAAAGAAACAATCTCATGATTCTTTCTCTTACGGATATATTCTACTGCTTCATTAGTAGCAGAGGATATATGTCTAAATGTTAGTGTCTTAGTAGATATCTGTTCCATAATTATAGTAATTTTGGTTAGGAGTTTCTACTTTCATTTGTTCCTCAATAGTTTCCCACTCATGTTGAGTGAGCCATTTCCACATAGTCTTCATATAACCTATTTTACCTGTACGCATACGCTCATCCATTTCATATTTTAAACAATCCATAATATGTTCATGCATTGCTTTAGACTTGCCTATGATACGATTATATTCTTTCCTACATTTGTTTACATTAGCTCTGAGAAATCCTTTAGTTCCATCAGGTCTCATAACGTAAACTGGAAATTGGTCATAAAACATATCAAACATAGCTTTATCTTCTTTAAGAAGTTCTTCTAGTTTTTCTGTTTTACTTATGACTTGGGTATCTCTATCATATTGGATAGAAATTAAACCTTGAGTCTCTAACTCTTGTATTTCTTCTTCATTAACTAGGCTGAGAAGTCTCTGAATGTCTTGATTGATTGTTTTGATATCATTCAATACAAGTGTTAGGAATACTAATTGATTAATAGATAAAGTTGGTATTCTATCTAAGATAGAAGTGTCTATTTCTAAAATCATAGTCTTATATATTATATAAGCTTATGGTTTGTCTGAAATATATCTGATAAGCCTCTGTTAATCCCATAGGCTCAATTGTAACGGTTTCAAATCTCTGATTATCTTATAGGCTTCCATAATGTAATACCTATAATTAATCTTTCTTTCTTCAATTGGTTTATCATCAAACTTATTTAGAAGAGTAACGCCAGATGCTGTTAGCATATTCTGATACTGCCTTGCAGAAGCCTTATATTTATGTTCTCCTACATATGGCTCAGTGTATGTTATAATTTCACCTTCTTTATGGCCAGTATCTTTCCATTTCCATAAGTATCCTCCATTAGTAGACGCATAGAAACGATTAGTTCTCTGTTGTTCCTCGTTCATATATTCAACATGCCACTGTTTACCAGTTTTCTCAGACATTAGAAAATCTCTTATGTCTGTACAATTCTTAATTGTATCTTCAACTGATATTCCATCTTTAAAGAAACTTATTACTGCTTTAGGTATAATTTTTGGAGTTAATCCTTTACCTAATTTTACAGTAGTAATAAACATTCCTTTCTCTTTTACTTTGTTATCTTCAGTAATAGCAAAATAATCATTAATAGCATATTGGTACATTGCTTTAAAACGGTCTTCCTCTAAAGTAAGTTTAGTAAGCTGTTCCCATTCTCTACAAATACTGTTTACTTTGGAATATACATCTTTCTTTAGTAAGACAAATAAGCCATCAGTATTTGCTTGGACGATTCGACATCCAATTTGAGTTAATTTTTCAGCTAACATAAGTAATAGTAACTGTCCATTAATTCTAATCTGCATTACTGCAAATGGACTATAACAGAAATTATGTTCATTCTGTAAATTACCTGATAAACCATTTAAAGCTAACTTTAAAGTTTCATTTTTTACTTTATCGCCGTTGTGTTTAGCTTCAATTCGCTCATCTTTAATTTGCTTATATACTTCTAGGAATTCTTTACCTAAATGTTTAGGATAGAATTCATATTCTATAAGCATACTAGGATATAGAGAAGCTACATCTATATCTATGAGCATTTCATCATCTCTAGGAATAATGATTTCAGGACTATTCACAGAGTGAATACCTCCTACTCCTACAGAATAGCGTAAATTATTAAATACAAATTTATTTTCATATCCTTTTCTACCTGGAGATACTATCTGATTTTTCATATCTTCTAGTACTCTTTGTAAAATAGGACTATCGTATTTAATAAATGGTAATATTACATCTTTCAATGGTATTACACTCATTGGAGATCTTAAATCTTTAATATCCCACCAAGTTAGACCTGTTTTTTCAAGATATTTCTGAGTTAAAATTTTCATCCCAATATTTACACCATCTTTACTGAGTACTCTTACTCCATACTCATCTTCAATAGCAATTCGTAAATCAACGTCTTTCTTACATCTATTTAATAATTCTGAAGTAGATTCAATATCATTGATATTATAATCTATCATAGAGTCAAAATCCTCTAAAGGAAGAGGTTTAGTCCAATCACATACAAATTCCTGTACATTAGGATATTGCATTGTTACTTGGATTTCCTTTAAACCTACTCTAAGTTTATTAGAATATAGCATAGTAAGAATATCAAAAGTATCAAACCATATTTGATACTTCCAATGCTTCCATGCATCTATATTATCTTCACTTGAAGTAGTTATAGTCTTACTTAGATTAAATATAGAACTACATATAGTAGGTATATTATATTGCATTAATTTATCCTCATACTCAATTATATAATTAATTATAGGATTATCATAATGCAAATTATTATAGCCACAAAATATAACATTAGCTGGAATGTTAATATTTGTAGTATAATAATCTCCCCAAGTAATATATTTATCTACTTGTTTAAAGAACTTAACTAATTCTCTTAGTTGATTTTTCCTTTCTGATATCTCAAACTTATAGATGTCGTTTGTTTCTGTATTTTTTACCGAACAATGAAAGATATTTTGAAATACCTCAATATCATATACGTAGACTATCTTTCCTCGTATAATCATATTATAAGTATTTAAAGTTAGATCCCATGGTTGGACTCGAACCAACGCAATCACACTACATAGTAGCGGCTCTACCACTGAGCTACATGAGAAACCAGTTTAAGTTATGGAAACAGAAATATTATGTTTTTATGCTGCTAATAACTTATTACGACTATAATAAGTTATACTATTATCTCCTTCAATATCCTTTACAGTTACTCCTGTAAATGATGTATCTTTCTTATACTTTTTAGCTAACTTGGCAGCTTTATTCTTTGCTTCATCTCTAGTAGATGCTTCAAAGTTTCCAGTAGCAAAATCATATACTTTCATATCATTATCAGAGCATTTTCTCTGTATAGCATATTGAAAGTTTCTTTTGTTAGGCTTTTCTTTAACAGATAGTTCTGCGGCACTAGGAGCTATCTGTTTACCTTTTTTAGGAGTTAAAGGATTATTACGTACTGATTCATCAAATTTAGCTTGCATAGATTTCTTTGCAAGTTTATCAGCTTTTATTTTCTCTTTGATTTGTTCAGTTGTTAACGTAACTCCCTTAGGTTTAGTGAACATATTGTTCTTAACTATACGCGTAAAATGTTTCTTCTCTTTACGGGTATATCGTATTGTAGGATCATATCCTGCTTTCATAAGAATATTCTTGATTAATTCTTTTTTAGATTGTTTTATAGATTTGTTTTCATTCATAGCATCTTTTGCTACTTTAGTAGTGTATTCAGATTGTTTTTTATTTCCTGCCCACTTTACAAATTCTATTACTTTCCCATTCTCATCATATTTAATGATTCCAGATGGACCCGGTTTCTTGCTTACCGTCATTATTTGATAAGCCTTATAGCTTCTACGAAACTTATTTTTATTACTTCTATGATTCTTTATACCGGTTCTATTATTTTTCTTTGCTAATATCTTTTTCATAATTTTGATAATTAAGTTATTTACTTGAAAATCCTTTTATTATGGTAGGATTTTCTTTTATCGTTTCACAATAAAATATGGTAGTAGTATTAGTACCTACACCTATACTACTTAATTCTCTTTCAGGATGTTTACTAGCCCAGTTTATAAGAATATTAACTCTATTCTCATAAGCTGAACTAGACTCCCAAAATTTCTTTCTTACATAAATTGCTTTTCTAACTTCTTTCATATTTATGCAGCTAAGGATAAAGCAGGAGCTTCAATATTGAGTTCTGCCTTTTCATTAAAATCTGTAATATCTTTATTGATTTTGTTAATTTCTAATTGTAATTTATTTTTTAGACCTGCAATATAAGCTGAAGTAAGCTCTTCAGTTTTATCTAGGTTCTTCTTTCCTTTAGAACGTTTAAGTTTCGGATCAAGAGTCTTAATCTTACTTAAGTGAAATAACTGTTCAGTCTTTTCACACAAAGTAAAGATGTTAAGATAGTTATTATCTTTAGGTAATTCAGTAAACTTCTTATAACCCATATTAATACACTGCATATATAGTTTTAATAATATGCGTTCTTCAGATAGAGTTTCAATCTTCTGAAGCAATGCTTTTAAGTCATAATTACGTTTAGCTTCTTTTGGAATAACATTTTCTTCTTTAATCTTATTCCAATAGAAAGTAATTTCGTTAGAAATTTCCTTAATACGACCGATTTTACCTTTATTCTTATCTCCGAGCAAATATATTGATGTAATTGATTTCATATTGATTAATGTTTTTTAAATGTTAAATACTCGACCAAACTACATCTACCAGTAGTAGTTCCTATGGGATTCAAACTCATAACCTACACATTAGAAGTGTGTTGCTCTATTCAGTTGAGCTAAGGAACTGTGTAGTAATAACTGCCCAATTCAGCAGTAATTACTATAAATAGTACCCAATTCAGTACTATGAAGTTATGTTGTTTTAAGATAATATCCAAGTCAATATTTTCTAAATTTTCTCAACTGGCCGAGTACTATAGGAATAACCCGTCCACCAGTCTTAATTCCAACTATTCCATTAAGCCCTTCAAGGTTAATGTCTTCAACGTTGGTTATACTATTTTCTCTTGCATATTTTCTGATATTCTCTTGATTAATCCATTTAGAATGTAGTTCCCCATCTGAACAATTCCTCATACAATCAAACAAAATATCAACTATACAATCGAAATCCTTACGTTTCTTTGCCTCATCAATTATACTTTTAGTAATCTCATCAAAGGCATATTCATTTCGAGTCGAATTCGACCCAGTAATTGCATCTGCTATACTAATAGAAGCATCTATAATACTTACCGATTCATAAGTATTAAATAATCTTTGCCACCATAATGGCCCACTTCCGTAAAATAGAAAGACCCGTCCATCTTCTCTTATACTTACTTTTTTAGGCGTTTCAGTACGTCCTCCATTCCAAATCTGAATTTTAGACAATATGGCTGGCTCAGAACATATTAGAATTCGCAGAAGTTCTACACGTAATGAAGAAAGTCTGCCGTTCATAAGCTTCTATTATTTTTCTTCAGTAATTGTAGCAGTTACGTGAATTTCAGTTTCCTGATTATCTAAACCGCACTGCCGTAAATATTCAACCTGCATACGCTGATTCATATCCATATAACTACGGACAGTTTCAGCTAACTGCATACACTTACGTGTCATCTCTTCATAGAAGTTCAATACACTCTGGTTGGATAACTTAGTTAAGTCATTCAACATAGGAAGTTCTTCAGCTGTAAAGAACATAGGCTTAGAGCCTGGTTTGCTCAACCGTTCAATACATTCAATTACGTTCTGCCGTGTTGCTTTGGTAAATTCAGGATCAGCAAGCTCAAAGACTAATGACGGATCATTCTTCTTCTCATTCAAGATGATTTTCGGACGTCCATCAACATCCTTCTCAAGTAAACTAACTGACTCAACATCAATAGCCTTGAGAATATAAGCTTTTACTTCCTGACGGAAAGTATTCTTACCTGTAGCTACATCTTCTTTCCACTTAAGGTCAGGAGTCTGTGCTACGATTGTAAATATCTGCTGTCCAAAGAAAGGCCCAAACTTCTGGGCTGTTTGCCGATAGCGAGCTAAAATTTGAGCTGCTAAACCCGGAGTGTTAGCTCCATTAATATTATTTTCCATAAAAATGTTCCTTTTTGAGTCCGTACTTGATATACCAATACGAACATAGTTATACAAAAAATTGATAAAATCTCTCCACCGTTCGATTATTTAATAGCTATTCAAAATTGGAATAGGTGAATTCAATCACATAATCTACTAAGCACAAAAATAATAAATTGAAAATTTATGAGAAATACTCTGTGAGTTACTTCTGATAATCTCTGCTATTTCTTAGTTTTATCGTCCCGTTTCGACGGTTGAAATTCAACTTATGCGATGTTCAACGCACCTCTCACCGTAAGCGTATAACGCGATTAGATGCGATATAAGCCACTTTATCATCAGTTCCTTAGAACCTACTGAGTATGTCCGGTATTATCGAAATTCGTCAGAATTACGGTTGTTTAATCTAACATTACTAAAATCATAGACTCATTGCTTATAGCATGACCCATCTATACCATTTCCAGGATTTGTTTGTTTATACTGCACGAACATTAGGATTTCCACCTATCATCGTCTCCTTGTTTGCTTATGGAATACTTTCATCATAAGTGTACTATTGCCCTTACAGAGACAGTGTAAGAAACAACACAGGTAACTAACGACTCAGCGTTCTCTCACATACAATGTTGCGCATTGTACTTTACGAGTGTCTTAACAGTCAGCAATGTCGGTTGGCAGTCGGGGTGGTGATCTGTCTACTCACACTACTCTTACGAACGGTAGTCTCAGCGTTTACAGTTCCATTGGACTTCCCAATTAGTTAAATAGTTAAACAATTAGAGTTCATTTTATCATAGCTGACTCTATTCAGCGTAAGTAAAGTTGATTCATTAAGTATATCATCATATACTATAATTATTATTAAACTGGTTTTAGGATTCTAACCCTAAAGCATCTTTAATAACTCTATTTACTTCCTTAATCCATAACGATGTTTATTATCCAAAATTCTGGTATGAATTAGTATAATAAATCAAAGGCATTTGCATATCTTGAAATGCTTAAGCTCTGCCGTTTTTTACAAGGAGTTTTCTCTGCGTCTCCTAATTTTACTTATTACCACGTAATAACACTTGCTAAAGGTGTTCGCTTCTAAGTTCAGGGTTATAGCGCCCTCATACTCGCATTTTAGACTATTATATTTTAGTCTCGTCATTTCTCATATATTATACTCATCTACACGACAAAACTCATGAGTCACCTTAGACTTGAAAGACGGTATTAATCTCATATACCTCATCCCTTATACGTAAGTTCTTTTACAGCACGCTAATTACGATAGCGTACAGGATTGGCTCCTGCTCCACGATAATCAGTCAAGCTTTAACGTTTACATGTTTAATTCTTGGATCATTGCGTATCCAGCTTTCATATCCTTACTTTGCATAAGTATGTACCATAACACGGTTATCCTTACATTAGTATTAGTAATTTACTCCCTTCATAAGTATAAGTTCCAATATCCACAATTGCATATTGCATCACAGCTGATGTATACTGAACACTAGAGTTAGCCTGTTTTCCTTTCTGGACGCACAGTAGCGCTTTTGTTAACCGATTTTGGAGACCGGTAATGCGTTATCTGCAATCTCTTTTTTTCCATGAGCTGGCTGCTTGCTTAAGGTGAAACTAACCTTTGCCTCTCGGCTTTACCTATTCTTTCCAAAGGAATAAGTTAGGAACCGGATTGTCCCTATTTCGTCATCGTGTTTATATCCCTTTTTGATTCTGCTTTTGATAAACTAATACGGATATAGGGATTTCGTTCCCTTTGTACTGTTTAGCACTCAGTGTGTCTTCTCTTTAGTACTGCGTCTTTAGAAGTCCCCAAACGGTTCTCACTTCCTAATGAGGATTGTACACGCTCATCCCCTCTTATGTAGTTTTCAATTACATAAGCTAACACCCTACCTTTTGAGTAATCTCACAGTTTTAGCTGCTAACATATTCTCGGGTCATGTAACTTTTCGGGCCATGGAGAAATGATTCCAAGCTCCCTGACAGGTGCGACCAGTATTATTGTATACTTTACCGCATGACTTCCTCGGAGTGATTTACGCTACAGTTTTACTCCTCTCGAACTGTGATATAATTAAAGTATTTATTATACGGTTATTATCACTAACTTTTTACCGTAGGGCTGTTATCTTTAGCCGTTGATTTTTGTTCTGGTATATTGACGCTCGTTATTTCACCGGTAGTAAGATTAATAGTAGCTACTACTTTCTTACCTAGACATATGTCGACAAACTTATTTTTTACATCACTACTACTGATGTAGTCTATTGGTTCCATTTTTGAAGCGTCAAAACCATCCAAACATTTGCAAGCACTACTTACAGACGAACGTAAGTACTGTTCTACATATAAACAATTACTTATACTACTATTAGCTTGGTCTCTAATAAAAGTAGACTGATTACCTTCTACTATAAAGTATTCAGTTTGAGATTGTATAGAACTTAATTTAGCTCTTGCTTCTCTTGAGTCCTTAATGATACGCGATAGACGTATCATCTGCTGAAGTATAATTTTATTGTTCATATTTATCTACTATTGTTAATGGAGTTGCCGGTGATTCGTCATCAGATACCTTACTTATAGCATTTACTTTCGGATATCCTGTTGAATTCGTCTTCTCTATTACTTTAGTTTTCCACTTAACTACTGGCTTTGGTTCGCCAGTAGTTTTTACATTCACTTTTGCGTCTGTTGTTCCTTTCACAGATACTTCTAATGTAGATAAGTCGACCTCGACATTTATCTCATCTACAGACTTTTTCTCCTCTTTTATTACTTTAGGGAAGTTAGGTAACTCCACTATAGAGGGTATAACAGGCTGTGCCTGTATAACTTCTGTAGTTGCGAACATTTGCCTACCAATGAATACACTGACAACAAACATTCCAACTACAGTTAACATTCTATTATTCATTTGATATGATATTTATTAGAATGGTTATTCTTCTAAGATATGAATTTTTAAAAGAAACTTTTTAAACCAGTTTAGTTTTTTTTTTCAGTCCCTTCAGATTTCTCTTCATTCTTAGGATATTCGTCTTCCTTTGGAGCGATTAAATCTCCTTGACAATACTCTGCAAGACGATCAGCTGGGTCTCGATACAGATTAATAATCTGACCTACAACCATACGCATCTTATCAAGCGTAGGAGTCTCCTTCTGTTTGTCAAAGTAATTGGTACGAATACTCCCTAGAACTTTACGGGCAACTTCACGTGCCGCTTCAAGTTCAGTCTTCTTACTGTCTTCTACACCATCAGTAGTAATAGTATAGTCAGCAAATAACTTATCAATGTAGTCATTGCCCAGTAAGCCAGTAATAGCATTAATTGCTTTATCTTCTTCCGGCTTTGCTTCAGGATCATCCTTCAGCTTATAGCGGAAGTTTTCTCCAATTAAAGCACGTAATGCTTCTGCTACTTGTTCTTCACTCCAACCGGCTTTAGACATGTGCGTATGCATGATAGAGTGAGCCATACACGGTGAACCTGTCTGTGAAGTATATAAGTATACAGCACGACCTAAACCACGCAAGATAGCTGTAGGCTGGATAATAGAGAATATCTCATTGATCCAATCTGTAACTGTCTTCTCGTCTAATGCAAGCTTCTTATCTGCATCAGTTTCTTTCAGGCCACGATATACACGATACCATTCTACAGTATTAACTATATTTTCTGCCACATTTTTCTCTTTAGAGATGAGGTAATTAAGGGCAGTTTTCAATTCCTCATCATTAGTAATCTTGTTAGGATCAAGCTCTGGAATTTCTACTTTTGGCTTGCTGTTTGCAAGTTCTGTAGGTACTTCACTTTCTGAGAAGTTAATAGACATTTGTCCATCGTTCCCAGGCAGAGCTTTAGCAGGAGCTAGTTTAATACCTAGCATTTCTGCCATACTTTGCAGTGGTAATACTTGGTCTGCAGCTATCTGTAACTGCAATTCGCCACGTTCACCACGGTCGAACAAGTCTTGACGTACATCGACAAGAGCTAACAAAGTAACTACATCAATGCTACGATTGATGTCTGCATATAACTCAGGATATTGCTTCTTGAGTTCTTCATTGTTAGCATAACGCTGTTGCATTACAAATGCTAACATAGCCTTACCATCAACAGATGATTCTCTTGAACCAATAGGTATACCGGCCGTAGGAATTCCTGTGATAAGGTTTGCAGCACGTTCTACAGCTTTCTTTTCAGGGCTATTCTTACCTGTTGCATCTTCAGGGATGATTGTAGGAATTTTCTCTTCCTTCTTTTTAGGCTTATCCGGACTTTTAGGGGCATCCTTCTTCGCCTGAACCTTAGTTTCCTTAGCTGTAGTAGGAGCTTTCTTTGCATCCTCTACTTTAGCATCTTTCGGCTTGTTATCTACTTGAGGCTTAGCTTCCTCCTTCTTGTTCTCAGTGCTGTTTACTTTAGCTTCAGCTTTTGCTGCTGCTTTTGCTGCTTTCAAGGCTGCCTTTCTTTCAGCCTTACTCATTTCTTTTGCCATTTTGATAATGTTTAAAGTGTTAAAATAAAAAATTATTATTAAGTACAATTAAAAAGATAGGTTAGTTTAAGAGGTTAACTATCATCCTCTATTTCTGGTGAGTCACGTCCATTAGTAAAGGTATTACTTTTAGTTAGTGCATCGAATAATTCTTCATCTTTAACAATGTAACCTGCAACCCCAGTAAGGCGAACGGTAGTACCTTCTGTCACTGTAGCTACTAAGCTTTGCATGCATGTTAAAGCATCATCATTACTCATGGTGCTAACTAAACTAGTAAAAGAAGTAGTTTTATCATTATCTGACTTAACTACTTCCTTACTCAAAATACCTACTAATAGACCAGCCATAATGGCGAAAACAAGTTTCCACCACATTCCTGTGCTACGAAATAATCGTGCAAGGATAAATGCTACAGTTAATAGCCCAATAATTGCTGGTGTCATAATTAGTAAATGTTTTTTAGTTTAACAATTGTTTTAATTTCTCTCTCGACTTGTTAAGACGAGATTTTACTTGAGACTCAGAGAGCTCAAGATGCTCAGCAATCTCCTTGTAAGAGAGATTCTGAACTGTGCGTAGTTCAAGTATATACCTATACTTATAGCGAAGTCTGTTTAATGCATCTGATAATTTACTATCTGTCTCATGATATATGTACAAATCCTCTGGTGAGCTGTCGGCCGAACTGCTTACCTGTAGACAGTTATTATCATTATCTAACTCATAATCATACTTCTCTTTTTTAGTACGTCGTATATAATCAATACTACTATTTATAGCGATAGTTTTTAGCCACATCTCAAATGAAATATGATTAACATAACTAGCTATCTTAAAGAAAGCTTTAGTAAACGTTACAGATACTAAGTCATCTGTTACATCTTTATTGTGTACAATATTATATATAGTATTGTATATAATTCTGTGATAACGATTATAAAGCTGTGTGAAGGCATATTGTTTACCTTCTTTAGCCTGCTTGATCAGATCTAAAAGCTGTTGTCTTTCTTCATCTATCATAATTACGGGCTTTAGTGTGCCTATAGAGTCAACCAAGACTCTATAGACTTAAAATGGCAATTCTAGTACATTCTTACAATAGTATTCATACCAATCTTTGTAGAATTTATTATAAGTATCCCATATACATTCCATGAATTCTATTTTCATAGGTCTAGTAAGTACACTAGTAGGAGTATTATTAATTAATCCACATAATATTCTTATACGAACTTTTAGAGTTAAATCTTTATCTACCCCTATCTTTTGTATTATCCTATTATCAAACCAAAATATTAAATATTTTACAGTTTGAACTTTATAAGATTCATGAAACTCTAGTTCTTTTAATTCCCTTTTTTGTATTCTTAAAAAGGTATACCACTCAGGTCGCCAGTTAAATGAACTATACTTAACTCCCCAAGTGGTATATATATGGTTTGTCAAACTATAAATTAACATATTGCTGCTTTACTCTTTTAGCTATTTTCATTAGTACTACATTAATTTGGGCTAATGACCAACCTGTAGTTTCTAATATATAAGCCTTAGTTGCAGATACACCTCGTCCATATATTCCAATGTCTTCAATGTATTTACTAGTAAATGTCTTTAACTGTTCGTCAGTTATATTAGGCATTTTCGTACCATGAATCGATTGTCGATAAGATGGTAATGAACATATTTCTGAGTATTCATACTCTAGAAAAACAAATTTGTCAGGATTTGCTAATACGCTCTGAATTTCAATAGATTCTTCAGGTAGTATAGTGAATTCTCCTTTCTGTACTAGGTCATTAACCAATAGTGCAGAAGTAATTCTCATACAAGGAACTTCTCCAATTATATTAGCAAGAAGTTCAAAGTTTTCACCTACAATTCTGTAGATACCAGGATGATTGAGTCTCATGGTTGATTAATTTCTTTTTTAAAGTTATTTACTATTCCAGATACTTCTGATAAAGTTAACTCTGGATATTTTTGCATCACTTTATTAACTGCATCAATATCAGATTTAGCTGATCTAAGTAAGTTAATGAACTCTGTTCTTTCATGTTTAGAGTCAAACCAAGCAAAATATCTTACACGCATTGATATTCGTATTCTTTTATTTTACTACTTAATTCATTCCATTTAGTAATATCTATATCAGTAGCATCTACTAAATGTATTATGTCACATTTAGTATTGAATACTCTTCTAATATAAGATATTCCTTCTTTGTAGTGATACTTATTCTTATAAGCACGAGGTACTACGTTATGAAGACGAGTTATTAATTCGGTCTTCATTCTCATCTCTGTTGCAGCTTTCTCCCATGATTCTGGAAGATTCTGTCTAATAAAATTCATTAATCCCATTTCAAATTAATTTATTGATTAAACTTAATTTTTTATTTGTAGTAAGGGGAGGACTCGAACCTCCGATACCAGCTTTTGATACTATCTCACCGCTCTACCAACTGAGTGCTATCCTTACTCCAGGAAGTTTATATTTCACGTAGGAGAATGCTTCCGAACCCCTACAACCTATTTGTTACACACGGGGACACGATGTGGCTTTTTACGACATTAGCTTAGCCGTTGGACTCTGTTATCACGCTGCGATACCAGTATAGTCCGTTACATAACTTGTATTGCCAGTTATCTGCGTATTGACCTATTCTACTTCACATTGTCGCTGTCAAATTCATTCAGCCCCATATGCGTTTCCTATCATTTTACTTCGAGGGAAACGCTAGCAATAGAAGTCACCTTAGACGTCATAGTGAGTGGAGCTGGAGGGGATCAAACCCTCGTCCATACGACTGATTCATAGACCTAACAGTCAATGTGGGTATACAACCGACCAAAGTTGTATACCCTATGGTCTTGAGAATGGTTAGTTCTCTTATACTGATCTTGATAATACACGAATAATAGTTAAAGTATAGATACTTTAAACGATTCAAAGATTCATATTATTCAGTCTAAACTTGATGTCACGACTAAGGCGTTTCTCTATCTCTAGAGGACAATCTTATTGTCGCGATCTCAGACTTATGATCAGTAGTTCACGGTAGTTCCCCATAACTGATTTAAAAATTCTGTATGAGACCTGTTAATTCAGGTCCTTGTATGCCTCAGGCCCTAGTTAGTTCAAAAGAACTGATTCCGACTCACATACTAAGCTATTGATTCAAAGATTCTAAGCTTGGAACCTCTTTTATTTTGTTTGTTTTGAGTTAGCGACGATTTACACCGGGTACTAACTCATCGTATGTCCACTGCCAGGAATCCGGGAAGATATCACGCAGTTCTTTTTGAGATTCGTCAATACTCTTACCGATTTCAATAAGGTCTTTATCGTACTGCTTCTTCATCTCGCGAGCTTCTTTATCCCATGCGGACACCGGCTTATTTCCACTCTTGATATCTTCAGCGAGTGCAGATAATTCCTTCAGGTAGGTTTTAATACGTTGGTTTGTACGATTAGAACGACGAACCTGCAATACCGCAGAGGATACTGTAAATTCACATTTCTGTACAATAGCAACTAACTCATTTGTTAGCTTCTCTTTGCGACGTTCGGCAATCTTCTCAGCTGCCTTGGTAGCAATGTCTTCAGTTACTTTACTAGAGTTAGCGATTACATCTTGGATGTTTTCTCCATTTACTTCCTCTAAGAGGATGTTCATTTTCTTTTCTGCCATTTTGAATACAGTTTAATTGATTTAACAATAAAATTTATTTAACACTATAATATAATCTTAATAAAAGAACAATCATCAAAATATCTCTTTTTAGCCTCGATTATAGCTACTGCTATAACATTTAGCCTTAATTTGATATCTTTATACTTATTCTTTTTATGAATTTTTAGTGCTGCTTCTTTGCTACATCTACTAAAGTATGATATAGCTTCTAATCTTTTCTCCTCATATAAAGTAGGAGAAATAATTACGTTAGTCATATAGTATGACATTTTAATTTGTTTTTTGTTTTACTCATATCTTTTAGTAAATTTAAGTAATAATTAAAAAGAACTGTTCCTGTCTATTCGTACTTCTTATTCAACAGGAGACTCCCTGCCTTCTCCTGACCTACATATAATGTGGTTGACCGTTGTATAGTCCATTGTACTCTTGATTGACAATTTCCATTAGGGTTCTAGTCTTAAACAGTTCTTTGGGTTGACTGAATCCACCATTTTACTAACAATTTAAATTAGTAATATATAGTATTGAGTAGAGACTCTGGCGGGGTCTCTACTTCTTTACTATTCTTTAGTTGCATTCTGAGTTTACACTCATGAGTACATTCACTACAGTTGATGTGATTATCAAGTGTAGGACAATCATTGTTTACTTCCATGCTTTCTTACGATTATAGGGCTCCATCTTTTTATGTTTTGGCTTCTTTTTGAATTCCTTTGGAGGTTCTTCATTATTCTTCTTTGCCATACTAGTAAAATTTAAATATAGGATTAACATCACGTAATAACTCAGGTAATGCGGATAAACCGTATTCCTTTAGTACCTTACGATGTTCGTAATATGCAGAAGTAGTATTTACTTTAGCAATAATACTTACTGGAACACTAATAACCTCACGATTCTGTTGTACTAAGAACTTACATAGTTCTGAATTCAATAGCTCTCGTGTCTTGAGAGCAGGTGAACCAATAGATGCAATAATCTTCTTACAGAAGTCTTTTACTACTGCAATTTGTGGATTAGCTGGTCTATCTACTGCTATAGCAGATGGAGTTAAACATTTAGCTATTAAAGCGTTTGTTACATCTATATCTGATAGGATATGGATGTTTACAGATTCAGTATTTATATGTTTCTCTATATAGGAGGCTAATAGTGATGCAAAAATATCATCATCTTTTATAACTCCTTCAAATGTAATAATAATTGCTTTCATACTTTACTTTTGATAAGTTATTTACTAGGAATGCTGATAGATACTTCTATCTCATATTCCTCTAATTCTTCAAATAGTTTATCAGTATTTAATTTACTGATAATTTCAATAGGTGGATTAACCTCTACTCTTTTACCTGGTACTATTCTACATAGCTTTTTAGCTCGTTCTAATGATATACCAAGTACTTTAGTAGTAGCTAATAGATTTGTAAGATAGTGGTCGTTACTGAACTTTATCTCAGTTAACTTACGACCTTCTTTTACTTTATTGACTACCATTCTTCTTCCTCTGAAATTAAGTTCTCAAATTCAGTAAAGAAATTATCTGGATCTTTACAGGTAATTTTTGCATTATCTGTCTCTATGACTGCAACATTTCCATGTTTGTTATTGCAGCTCTGAGTTATGCTATCAATAGCATTGATGTTAATAATACAAGGTTTTGTTTCTTCAATATCTGCAAAGCATTGCTCTACAAATAAAAAATCTCCAATCTTTTTCATGTTTCTAAAAAAATTTAAATTGTTAATAATGACGCCTGGGCACTCAGGATTTAATTAAGTTAGTGCCAACTTAGTTTATAGCATTTGTTATAAGACAAAGATAAACGACCACAATCGTTACTTATTATGACTCTCACTATAGTTTTAACTCATAAGCAGAAATAGCTGTCAAACTAAATCTTATTGGAGTACATGATTTTAACGTCCGCACGATCATATATACCATCTATTCTATCAATCCCGTTTTTTACAGTTGCGCAATTAACCTGTATAAATGAGGATAAACGATAACCTTGCTGTATATACTTACGCCCCACATGTTTGTCATTTTCTGAGGACGTATACTCTATCTTCACAGACTGAGTATACTAAACTCTAATATTCATTTAAAACAGAAAGAAGGTTTGGTTTTAATTTTGAATAGAGTCATTTACAATCGTTGATATAACATGAGTTTGTATAGAGTCATCAAGATATTTTTGAGCTCTTGCTCCAGATAGTACTGTGTTGTACGTTGATATGTTTGATTCATATATGTAAATCATGTCTTTTATAGACAGCGATGTACCATGTTGCATCAAAATATCAATTAGTACTACCTTTGGCATAGCTAAAAATACACTATCAATCCTTCTATCTTCTCTCATTTGCTCTCTCATATCGAGAATATCCTGTATTGTTGTTACAGGTTCCTCAATAATAACTTGAGGATCTTCTTGTACTTCTTCTTGGTTCACACCATTTAAGAAATTAGCAATGTTTTCACGCTCTGCATAAATTATTGCTCCAATCATGCCTATTAAGGCAAGAGTTATTAATACTACCCAAACTATTATTCTTGGCGGTTTAGGTCTCGCCATCATTTCATTTTCCATTTTGATAATGTTTTAAAATTAGTAATTAATCTCCCCAAAACCAATCTTGGAGTAGTTCTTTAAAGTTTTCCATTATGTAATTTCCATCTTCTTTTTCTTTTATCTTCATAGAAGTCCCGACATCAGCATAGGAATAGTCCAACCCATCGCAAGAATTCAAACGGAACAAACCCGCAGTTTTATTATACTCGTCCTTTCTACTTAACCAAGAATAGATATAATAATAATCAAACTTGGGTTCCCAAGGTTTGTTATTATTACTAATAAAGTTCAGAGCAGCTATAATTGCACTAAGCTGTTCGTACAGATTTAAATGCTTATCCTTATAAGTTCTAGGTTTTCTACCTATTACTTTACAAGCGTCTTTGTAAGTTTTAATTTCTTCTCTTTTCATACTTTTATTGATTAAAATGTTATTTAATAGTATCACCTACAAAGTATACATGATGATATAAGTAATACTCTACATATATAGTACTACTTTGGTTTGTAATAGGATTACGCAATGTGAACTTATACTCTTCATCATTAGTAATACTTCTCTCTTTATTAACTAATATATAATTTTTGTACTTCATTTGTAAATCTACAAAATTATATATAGTTTTAGACTCTTCATATTCTCTTTTGATTAGAATGCCAATAATATATGTTATTATTGCTATTACTAATATTCTACTAATTCGATTTAATTCATAATATTTAATTACTTTTATCATAAATTGATTTTAATGTTAATTACTAATTGTACCCAGAGCGGGAGTCGAACCCGCACGACCAATAGTCAAAGGTGTTTAAGACCTTAGCGTCTACCTATTTCGCCATCTGGGCTTTTAGATTTTATACTTTTAAAAAAGCTATAACAATTGTTAATAGTATTATTAAGCATATTATACCAGTTGTAAGTAACATTTTAATATATTTTTGTTTCCAGTCTAGAAATATACCTAATATTGCTGTTAATACGGTTATTATAACTGTTATCATTGATATTTTAAGAAAGATTACCATAACATTGATAGTTTTTAAAGTTAATAAAAAAGTTAGCTGTTAGTTCATAGGTAAAACTGGAAGATTTTTTAGACCTATTTAACACACTCGCCACGTGAAGGCCAGCTTTTGAGTGCAATCAGTATATCTATATTCACATATAAATATACTGACAACAGTACGCTTACTGTTATGCTTAATTAATCAATCTGTGCAATTAAGAATGAAACGATGATTAAATAAACAAATGGCTTATACTATAAATCTAAGGACGGATAAACTTGGCTACATCATATTATTGTTATACTTGTGGCCGATAATATTGTTAGTAATGATGTAGTTGTTCCTGATTTTAACGTCTGCACTAATACTCAGTCACATTATTAATAATGCAATATACCTCACTTAGTCAGTGGCTAGTATAACATACTATCAATAATGAATTTTATCTGCCACCCCTCAGAGTGGTAATAAGTGCTGAGATATAAGCCCCACAGGATTGTTAAGGATTCTCACCTTAAAGATACCTAGCTACAGGTCAGCTAGGATTTTTTGTATTACGCTACCCAGTCTTATAATGACTTGACTTGTTTGTATCCCGCAATACCGCAAATACGAACTATCTTTGATTTCATCTGCACTAATATTAGATTATATAATAACATTTGCAACTATTATCATACATTGTCTAAATATAAGCCCCACAAAGTTGACACTGATTCTCACAGTGTAGATGCAGTAATATTTACTGCATTAACTTATTAATAAAATCCAACTGTAGATATAGCTATATCATAAGGTTTTAATTTTTCGATAATAGTATCTATATCTTTTTGTGTAATAACTTTAGGAAATATATTATATCTTCCTATACAACTATCTACATATTCTTTAGTTTGATTAAGACTAAAGTTGAATTGTTCTTTTAGTATTTTTATTATTTCTATTTTAGCCTTAGTGCTAGTTTCTTTAGGTATAAACATACTCATTCTTACTAAGTTTGTTTTATTTTCTGAGTCTTCTTTATGCTCCAATTTAGGTACATCTGTACAAGGAATAGGTGTTTCAATAAGAATAGATAGTATGTTATTAAACTGTTCCTCCGAACATACTTTAGAAACTGCACCTAATAGACTGTTTGTAGATAATATCTCATCTTCAATAAGATTATCTATTACATACTGCTGAATACAAGTTATTTTCTTCATAATTTGATATTATTTATTAATTATTTCTTTCTTAGTATTACAATTTCCTCAAGTTTACATATAAAAAGTAGAAAATGATGTACTAATAACATTAGTAATGGAAGTGGCCATCCAACTATAATCAATAGAGATACTAATATGTCTGCTACTGTTAGCACCTCATATTTTTTATAGCTATATCTTAGATAAACTATCATACTATATATGCCTAATATCACGTAAAATATAATTAATATTGCTTTTATTCCCATATAATTAATATTATTTATTAGTTACTTTTTTAGTATTTTAAATCTATCAAGATATTTTGTTAAAAAAGCTAGTAGAGTAATCGGTCCCGTAAGGGTAACTACTAAGAATGTTATCACATCGCCTAATGTCAACTCTCCGTATGTTCTATATATGTCTTTAAGAAAAAGTATAGAGCCAAGTATACCTAGCATTAGGTAAACAATGATTGTTAGTATTACTTTTGTTTCCATATAATTGATTTATTTGTTAGTTAATGCAATAAAAATAATAGAGTAAGCGCATTAATATAGCTATGGAAAACACCACTATAAGCTATGCTAAGAGCTGTCTGATATAAGACCTCATTTTCTCTTACTCTATTTTGAAGAATATGTCTCATTCGCGCTTGAAAACATTTCCTTAGTCGAGCTGTACTGTTACGGGCCTACTCCCTAAGTAATAGCGTCACCACACGTTGCCCAACATATTCTTACATTCTTAATTATAAAGCACTTATACAGACACTTATTGTTCAGTTAGTGTCAGACTGTTAAGCACCTCATTAAGCCTATCGAGGTATAGCTTTCTATCTTCGCTCTGCTTACTTCGAGCTTGGTTGCTGTCTCTAATAAGATGTGCACCAGTTGGAACCTACAACTGCATCTACCACGTGGATTATACTATACTTCCTTACACTCTTGATGATTGTGCATTATCTGTCTCCAGCAAGTTTCATATAGTATTCTTGACTCTGCATTCACGTACTTCAAACGAGTTCTCTGACTTGTCACAGACTGGTGGTTGCATTAAGAAGAGAAGTATAATAATATAGTCCTTAGCGTTACCTAAGTCTTTATAAGGGCATACCTAACTTATATTATTATACTTTAACGTGGTTAAACTATGTTTCACAACATATGAGGATAATTTGCATTTCATAGAATAATTACTTTGCGAAATAAATCTGTATATCTTAGTTAAATAACCATATAGATAGATATAATACTATCATCATGATTATTACTGATAACATACCTAATTCTGTGTCTCTATCCATATGATTATTTATTTAGTTAATGATTGCTGTTTCGTCTTAATTTTCAAAGACTCATCAGGTATCTACAGATACGACAGCCCTCTTCTTATATATCTAGAATAAGAAGAGGAGTTATTTTAGTAATACACTATAATCCTTCCAAAGACTATATTATATTACAACGTTACTAACGTTCACTAAATTGTAGAGTAGCTAATTCTACAATTTGCGACTGAATTCGTAATGGAAATCTTCTCTTATGAAGAACTTACTTATCAGCTAGACTTATTGTTCAAGTGTCTTACTCTTGGCAACTCCTAGTAGTTGGCTAAATTAGAAGAGCCTGCTATAATTATTAAATTATAACATAGTGCATCAAAGTGATAACGTTGCACTCACGTTTTATCTATTCTCTTCTTCTGATGCGGTTGAAAGAGATAGAATGCATTTTACACCTAAAACTTATATCTTTATAGCTGCATACTGTTATAGCGCTGAGTTATTAACTCTAAGTACGTCTTTTCATCCATGTAGGGACTATAACTTCTTCTGTAAGCCTTACGCTAATATAAGAAACTGGTGCCCTCAATGTCTTGGGATGTTATTGAGTTTTTTTAATTATAGAACAAGCGCATTATTTTTGCTATGCTATTCTCTTGTTCTAATTAGTGGTTACGCGCCAAATGCGGCACCTTGTTGTTGAGCTTGTTGAGGTTGAGCTTGCTGTTGAGGTTGTTGGTTAGGATTAACTGTGTTGATAGTTTGTCCTCCAATTGTTTCTTGCTGTTGAGGTTGCTCTGCTGCTAATGCACGAGTGTCGTTAGCTGGAATGCAGTAATTGCTAAATGCTGCTCTTCCGACTTCTTCAGGGGTGCTTCCTCTCATCCATTGCTTTTCTCCACGACTGTCATAGTAATATTGACAGAATACAACTAATTCTGTGTATATTACTGGAACTCCTCCTTGTTTTACAATGTCTCCTGCCATAATAGCTGGTGTACCCTTAGCTGGGTTTGCCGGATGTGCAGATAAGTGTTTCTTGTAAAATGGTTGTGGTGATTTCCAAGATACGTAGCAACCTTCAATAGTTTGGAACATTTCTGGTATGGCTTGGTCTGTCTGACCTAAACCTCCATGTTGAATACTTAGTAGTGGTTCAAATATGGCTACAACAGGTTTTTGAAAACTTGTATAAGTCTGTGTTCCTTCCCAAGGACAATCAAGATTGATTAATTGGGAATACAGATACTTGTTGCCAGCGTTTTGAACATTTCTGTTGATTTCTCCAACGGGTATACCTTTTTCATCATACTTTTGACCTACTACTCTTAATACTGGATTTAATAATTGAAACTTTGCCATGATAATATGTTTTTTGGTGAATAATCTATAAAGGCTATATATTACTTGGTGAAGTAATGTAATAAAAATGGGAGGGTAAGAAAGGGTAATAGGACTTTAGACATCTAAGTACATGCTCTATCCTAAAACTTCATTTATTACCTACTAACATAAGTAGAACTTTCTTATTCCTCCCGATTCTTGGCAGACGCAGCTGAATGGGGTTCGTGCGCAGCCGGTGTAAGTACTCAATACCAGATACTGAATACTGGATACTGAATAAAAGCAGGGAGTGCACGACTCCCCGCTATAACCATTTAGAGTGGCTTAGAGTTTGTTAACCATGTTTATTAGCCATATAAACAATAGCATAATAGCACCTATTAATATGCTGGTGATGCCTACCATTAGTAGCATACCAAATAGCTGAACATGATTAGGGAACATTGAGGATAAGCCTAACATCTGTACGGCAAATCCTTGAACAACTCCGATGGCTATACAAAGTAAGCCACCTGTGATGAGTCTTTTACTCACCTCTTTAACTTTAGTTAACATAAGTTAAATATTTAAATGGTTAATAATGCAATTCTATTAAGATGAGTATGAATTGTAACTGTTACTAAGAGATAGCCAGATTAAACTCTGGCTATTCTTGTATAACACTTGTAATGATTAGCAACAGCATATGCAAGCTTAATAGCCTCATCAATGTTGTCTAATAACTTTGTGCCTTGCTTAACAGCACCACTTTTGTAATAAGCATCAATTCTGTACTTCATATCTTGATATATTTAATGTGCATGGTATTACAGTTGTGAATGAATTGAGTAGGAGAGCTATGATTACTCATAGCCCCCATAATACTCCAATGCATCAGCTAATGCGTCAACATATTCCTCATCATCTTCAGTAGGAATAAAAATACAATCTGATAAACTCATAATACTTTGATTTTATTGGCGGGGGTGTTCCCGCGATTAATAACAGCCGGGGATGAATTGGAGTAGTACTTTACGCACACGTAGGAGTATTCTATATTTTTTAATCTCAAAAAATTTTTATAAAATATTTTTTAATTTATGTTAAATATCTATAATTATTCTTAATATTTACGTTATAGAATATATAACAAATAACTATATAATATGAAATTAATAGAATCCAGTGTACAGATTATTGAGGAAAAAGATCCTTATAAGATGATAGAATTAGCAGGTAGAACTTGTTATAAGTCTGAAGATAAGATAACAGAGAACAGTGCTAAAGAGTTTGTAGATCGTATGATTAAGCTTGGTCATGGAGCTATGTTAGAGCATGGTACTATTTACTTAAAGATAGATAAAACAGAAGACGGACACCTTCCGCCAGCTAGACTATATTGGTCAGATGGTAATCACAAGAAATATACGAGAGTGCGTAAACATGGAAATTCAATATATGTGACAACTAATCTACGAGTAATAGTAGAGAATGATAGATTAGATGATTTGCAGTATCAAGTAGAACCTACAGAACATCATGAAAAGCGCATTACAGCCAAATTTATATGTGATAGAGGAGTAAGTCATGAATTTGTTAGACATAGAGTATTTAGCTTTGCACAGGAGAGTACTAGGTATTGTGATTATAGTAAGGATAAGTTTGGGAATGATATTACTTATATTATACCTAGTTGGTTAGACTTACCTGAAGGAAAATACTCAGATTGGGATAATGATTGGTGTGATGTATCCGAACTTAAACTACTTTATCCTGAAGTAGATAATCTAAGTGACCCTGCTAACTGCTTCCTACAGTCTATAAAAAATGCTGAATATTACTATTTTATGCTTATAAATAGAGGTTGGAAACCGCAACAAGCTAGACAAGTACTACCTAATGCAACTAAGACAGAATTAGTAATGACAGGCTTTGAATCAGATTGGGAGCATTTCTTTGAATTACGTTGCAGTGGTGCAGCTCACCCAGATGCTAAGAAGTTAGCTGATGAGTTAAAATCGTTAATGAATGTTAAAAACATTGAACTTAATAGCGTTAAATAACTATAAATAATGTTAATAAATGTTAAAGAAATAGTAACCAAGATAGTATATTAGACGTTATATGGGGAGTAAGAGGGGTAAAGTAATAATAGTGTCTAGTTAAGTAAAGTGATATAATATTAATTACTCCTACTTTAGATAATCACAAATATAATTACTATGAAACAACAACAAGTTAAAGAAATAGCTTACTTAGGTAAAAGAATTTATTTTGGTAATAAACCTTATACTTTAGTAGAGAATGAAGTAAAGGGTATGTGTCAAGGATGTGATTTATATAATTGCTATTGCCCTTCTAGGATTACGTCATTGTGTACTCAGGGTTTTATACTTAAAAGAGATAAACAATGAAAGAGGGGAAGAAAAATGATTACCAAGATGGTAAGCTACGTTGGGATTTACTACCTTTAGAAGAGATTGAAGATATAGTGAAGCTCTATACTGCCGGTTCTATTAAATATGGTGATAATAATTGGCAGAACTTAGAGAATGGCTACCAACGATATAAAGCCGCTATGTTAAGACACTTACTTGAATATGAGAAGGGTAATAAGGCTGATGATGAAACTAAAGTAAACCACTTAGCAGCTGTAGCTTGGAATGCAATAGCTATGCTTTACTTAGATAAACACGGAAAAGGAAAGGACTATGACATTAAATGATTAGGAATTAGCAAAGATAGTAAGAGATAGAATACCAGTAACAATAGACAACAAATAGTTTATAATAGAGTCTAATCCAATAGGTAGTTGTGATGGCTGTTATTTCTTAAATAGAAACTGTCCTACTTTGGCTAGACGTTATTGTTGTTCTAATGGCGGAAATATATTAATATTAGAGAAACAAAATAAGAAATAATACGTTATTTGAGTATTAAATATAGAATATTATGGAAGATAAAGTACTAGAAACAGTAGTAAATGGAATTAAGTATACTATGTTGAAGGATGTGTTAGTTAAGCCTTTGGAACCAGTTATGGTTACTAAAGAGATAACAGAGCAGATTCCTACAGGTGAAGTTGATGAAGATGGTTTCAATAAGTATGATACACAAACTGAAACTAAGGAGGTAGAGTCTGAATATTCAACAGGTATAGTATTGAAGATTCCTACATGCTTAACAGAATGTGAATATAAAGTAGGAGATACTATTGTTTATAATAAAAAGTTTGCTAAGGACTTTGATTTGTTTAAGGATAGTCAATTAGTCAAACCATATGATATAATTGCTATATCAAATACAATTTAAATTTGCTTAACTCATTGTTAGAATGAACCCTGGCGTTAGTCAGGGTTTTTTATTATCTATATAATAAGTGTTAATAAATGTTAACAGATTTTAACATTTATTTATTCTACCGTTTATAGATACATAAACATTTAAAATAAATATTATGAGCTACAAAGTAATTAAGGAATTTGGTTCTGCTAAGAAAGGTGATGTATTAGCAGAAGATGAAACAGGTTTAGTATCATTTAACATTGCTGAAGATAATTACACTAGAATGATGTCTTTAGATTATGATACTGCAGATTACTTATGTGAAGAAGGTTATCTTTTAAGTATTGATGATGAAAGTAAGTATAATGTAGATGCTACTTTAGAGCTCATTGATGACCTACTTGAGAAATATGAAAGTAACCTAAAAGAGACTAATGAAAGAGCAAATAAAGGTGAAATACAACCTTGTGTTAAGTTAGAAGCTGAGACAGTGTATTATAACTTAAATAAGGTTTTAAATAAAATTAAGGATACGTTGACAAATGAATAAATTGGTAAAAAGCGTAAGCAAAGCCGATTTAAACACAGAATTCTTAAAGAGCCTTAATGGTATACTTGATCTTACTGATAGGGAGCTAGAGCTACTAGCTACATTCATAGCAATAGATGTTAACACTCCTAAGCTCCCTAACATAAGTAAAAATGTAATATCTACTGAAAACAGAAAATATATTAGGAAAGTATTAGGTATTACTCCTGATAATCTTAGTAGATATATAGCTAGATTTAAGAAGCAAGGTATATTAGTTAAAGGTAAGATTGAAGATGAAGTTGTAGTGAATAAGGCGCTTATACCTGAAATAATCGGCGATAGAGTACAGATTACTATAATATTAAGAGTAAATAAAGATGAAGATTAAAACAACAATAGTAAGACCTGGCACTATATTATGTTGGAAAGAATATAACATATTTACCAGATTATGGAATAAATTAAAGAAAAAGGATTTGCCTTATAATAAGTTTGAGATCATTCCTACTAATATAGAGCTACTTACGATAGATGAGTATAATTTTATTGCATATACTCCTATACGCAAGTACAGTAAACAGGAGATACACAAACTACAATCTGTTTATGATAATTGCGTAAATGATAGAACTTGGGAAGATATTAAGGCTATAATCAATATAGTAAGGCCTAATACATTTAATGATTCTTCTACTTTAGAAGAATGTAAATATTACAAAAAGATAGATTTAAATGAGGAATCAAGTGAGTATATATACTGAGCTAAGTAATAAGTATAACATACCATATCCTATTATAGAAGTAATATGTAACAGCCCGTTCAGATTTACTAATAGTATCATCTCTAATTTAGATCCCAAACCAGTTAGATTCTCTTACTTAGGCAAATTCAAATTAAAGAAAAGATATGAAAAAGAAACCGTATGATGTTTATAGTCCTAAGATATACCCTAGACTATTATTTGTAAGTACTAATATTGAGGATTTAGATAAATATTTTATATTTCTTGATATATATGGTAACAACGATGGAAGCGAATATAATAGATTACTACAAGAAATAGATAAATATGATGGTGGAATGGTTACTTGTAAAGTAATACGTAAGAGTGATAATAAATACGGAGTAATAGTGATAGCTGTTGCTAATGCAGAAGATATTACTCCAGACATGATTCCTCATGAGGCAGTACACGTTGCGGATTACTTTTGTGAACAATTAGGCTTATATACACAAGACTTTAAAGATGGCAATGAAGCGTATGCCTACTTAGTAGGATGGGCTGCAGGAAATATAAGTAATACTATCTGTAATGAGTTAAAAAACAAAGAATATGACAATTGAAGAAAGTAAAATGATGTGGAAATTAGAAGTGGAAAACAATAAACCACTCTATGGTTCATTTAGTAAGGAAATGAAGCGCCTATATAACAAAGTAGATGAATTAATTAATGAAGGCGTAATTACTTATGAAGATTTCACAAATGATGTAATTGACAGTATTACTACTACTATAGTAGATAATGGGAAGAGTAATGCAGAACCTAGTAGAGCCGATCAGGTAAATGCAATGTGTGACATGCTATTTAAGAAGTATGAAGAATATAAAAAAGTAGAGCATACAGGAGGAGATAGAGAAGTTTTAGCAGATAATACAGAATTATCAAATAAAACCAGATTATGTGAATCCGAATGTACCAATGGGACGTGCTAAGGAAATTATAGCGAGATTATAGAAAGAATATTATTTAGGTTATTTAATTGATTGATTATTATGGTTAAGTATATTTGTTCAGTAGATAGAGGCACCGTTATTAGTTACGATAAAGAAGTAGAAAATGTTAGCTTACTAAATCATTTTTATGTAGACTATACATGGTATATTCCCGAAGATGGAGAGTGGATCTATACAAAGAAAGATGGTTCTAAAGAGAGAAGGAGTGTTACTAAAGGCACTATGGTAATAAAATTGTATCCTATAGATAAAGAAAGTGATGCAGAGTACATCTTTATTGAAAATGATGAAGTAAAGAATCACTATAACAGATTGCTAGAAAAGGGACAAGAAGAAAAAAAGAAATCTACTTCTTGTGATATTGAATGTGATTGTGCTTGTGAACCTGTACAGTGTGGTTGTTAATATGGATAAATTATTGATAGATCAATACGGTAATGCTATTTTATATAAAGTAGATACTAATAGCATTAAAAATGTATCTGATAACTTTGAATGTAGAACTATGTATGTTGCATAGTAGGATGGTCAAGTAATAACAGAAGAGGAAGTAATAGACTATAAATTAGGGGATATTGTACTTATACTAAGTAAATATGATTCTATAAGTAATAAGTGGACGCTAAAACCAATAGTCTGTTCTGATGCCTTTGCTAAAGACGATCTTATAAGATGGAGTAAAGAAGATAATAAACAAGTTCTTACGAATGAAACTATTTGATCTTATTGGAGGTAAAGTAAAAATACACCCAGATGCTATAGGCATCCCATGCTTTAGAAGAATGTGGGATGCAGATAAACCTGATAAAGAGCATGCTACTAAAGTAATAAGTTATATTGTACTTATGAATAAATGGGATAGCCCTTATGTACAAAGTATGGATGAAGACAGTAGAGAACTTAAACTGAAAAAGGAAATATTCGATGATGAGAATTACAAATTGACGGCAGAAGAATTGATTTGTGAAGATGAATATAAAACCTTACTTAATACTAGAGCTCTACAAATGTTAAACAATATGCGTCTAAAGTTAGATAGTGTAAGTAAATACTATAAAGAATCATTAGACGATACTTTAGATGAAAAGAAGATTAAGGACTTACTAGCTGGTATGACTTCTGTTGGTGGAGTACTTAAGAGTATTGATTCGCTAGAAACAATGGTTAAAGCTGAAGAATTAGCTATAGGTAAAGTTAAAGGAGACGCTAAAGTAAATCCATATGAGTTGGCGAAATAATACATTAAAATATAACTAAATATTAACAACACGTTATAGTGTATAAATGAATATTTTATTATGAATAAGAAATTTACGATTACTATAGATTTGACTAAGGATACAGAAGAAGTGTTTAGACAGATTGAAGAAGCTTCTGAATATTTGAACAAACCTGTAAAGAAGTCATTATGGCAGAGAATTAAATCTTGGTTCTAAACCATCAGAACCCTTACGTGGAGGGTAAGAATATCCACGTGATACTCTCCTGTGATGTATGAAGGCTTATAGCATAGAAATCTCTAAAATTTCAAGACCCGTGGCCGATGCGGGCGGGAGGACCAATTAAAATACATAGAATATGATTAAACCAGAGGAATTAGCCCTTATTAAGGGTTACACTGTTACCAAAGAAGGAATTCTTTTAAACAGAAATGGAATACAAGTAAAAGGTAGAATAAAAGACCGCAAAAGAGATTACTACAATTTTGACATCAGAATTGGACCTAGAAAAGAAAACAAAAAAGTTCATTGTATGATACATAGATTACAAGCATATCAAAAGTTCGGTGATAAAATCTATGAAAAAGGAATTGTGGTAAGACATTTAAATGGAGATAGATATGATAATTCATACGATAATATAGATATTGGAACTAATAAAGATAATAAAAACGATATCCCAAAAGAATTAGTATCTATTAATTGTGGTCAAATAAGTAGAAAGTATTCTAAAGAGACTATAGAAAGTATTAGAAAAGATTATGAAAATGGAATGAGTTATTCTAATATAATGATAAAATATAATATATCTAGTAAAGGTACAGTACATTATATAATACACAAAGAGTACACCTTATATAAGACATACCCTAAGAGATATAGAGTACTATAAAAAATACTAGTCCTTTGAAACTATAATAGCAGAAGGAAACTTGTTGGATAGGTAGTTATCGTGAACAGGTAGTCTGGGGTAATGTTAGCCCAGGTGGGGAGTACTAAATATAAGGCGTATAAAACCCTAGCTCAAGAAACTAGGTTGCAGCCACTGGAAATCTCCTCTACTAAAATTCAAGATTAATAAAGTAAGAAAAAGGGGTTCGTTGTGAAACGCGCCCCTTTTAAATATTATAAACTGTTTTAAAATATATGAATGAAACGATATTAGCATATAATTTAGGTTATCGTGTAAATAAATCCGGAGAACTATATCTAGGTGGAGTACCTATAAATTACATAGTAAAATATAGAAAAAAGAAAAACGGGAGGAATTTACTAGTTTTTTACTTAAGTAATGGAAAAACAGTTTATGTGTCTAAATTACAAGCGTATCAAAAATATGGAGATTCTGCTTTAAAAGAAAACTGCTTATATATAGATGGAAATACGAGTAATTGTTCTTATGACAATATAACTATAAAAACTGAATTTGATAAATATTTAACAAAAAATAATAAATATTATTGTAATTCATGCAATACTATAATAGACAGTAAAGATGTATATAATAATACAAATCCGCATAGAATAAGACAATGCAAAAAATGTTCTAGAAATAAGAGATTAAAGAAATATAACTTTGCTACTAGTTTTAAAACTGTAGGATGTTGTATATGTGGCGAGAAAGATGTAGCTTGTTTAGACTTTCATCATTTGGGTAATAAGACAACACAAGTGTCATGGATGCAAAGTAATTCTTATAAAGCTATAAAAGAAGAAATAGATAAATGTGTAGTATTATGTTCTAATTGCCACAGAAAATTACATTATTATAATTTAAGTATTGAAGAGTTAAAAGATGGTAGATTTTAATAAGAAAATTATAAATTCAAACAAATTTCGTTAGGCTGCGTTAAATTTTATTAATACTGGTAGTTATTGTAATTTTCCTGAATCTACTTCAGAATATTTTAAGTTCTGGGATGAGGAAAGTAAAAGATGTGTAGATGGTTATACAGCTGATGATGGAGATTTCATTAGCGGGTATAACTATTTTTATTTAAACTACTGTCCTATATCTCGTATAGTTAATCATATTACTACAGATGAATTAGGTAATACTAAAGTAAAACGTGTTAATGAAGTAACTTTCCCCGACTTCTGGGACTATGACTATTACTATTTTAATGCCGTACAAGAAGCCCAAGAGTAGGGTAAGCATCTGTGTTTACTTAAGTCTAGACGTAAAGGTTTTTCATACAAAGGTGGTTCTATGGCATGCCGTAACTTCTATCTAATACCATACTCTAAAACTTTCATATATGCATCAAATAAATAGTATTTAACAGACGATGGTATTCTTACTAAAGCTTGGGACTATATGGACTTTATAGATAAGAATACAGCGTGGGGTAAGAAGCGATCAGTTAATACTTAGATGCGTAGGCGTGCGGGATTCTATACTAAAGATGATTACGGTAACATTATAGAATTAGGTTATAAGTCGGAAATTATAGGTGTTACTTTGAAAGATAATCCTGATGTAGTACGTGGTAA